TGTTCCGAAAGACGGTCGACGGTGAAGAAGGGCCGTTTGATCTGCTTGCCATCAAGGCAGGAGAGACGTTCCGCATGGAGCCGCCAGACAATTGCTTCGATCCAGGTTGTCCAACGCAATGGATGGAAGCGAAGACAGACGGCTATCTTCAGGAAGACGGCGTTCAGGGCATCGTCATTGGACGCTTGATCGAAGTGGAAGGACAAGGGAAACCAACATGCAAGACAGATTGAACGCACAGACGCAAGCACACATCAACGAGGTCCAGCGCCTCATCCACATTGTCGTTGCTCACATGCTCAAGCTCGCTGAGCAGCATGACAGATCGAAGTTCAGCGAAGCCGAAGCACCCATCTTCGATGAGTTCACTGAGAATCTGAAGGGCACGACCTACGGGAGCCCCGAGTACGAGGCTTATCTAGAGGCCATGAAGCCAGCGCTGGACCACCACTATCAGGTGAACCGTCATCACCCTGAGCACTTCCTCAACGGCATCAATGGCATGAGTCTCTTCGATTTGCTTGAGATGTTCGTTGATTGGTATGCCGCGTCGAAACGTCATGCCGATGGCAACATCTGGAAGAGCATTGAGAAGAACGTCAAGCGGTTCAACTTGAGCCCTCAACTGATGGCCATTCTAGAGAACACCGCTTCGGTACTCGTGTTCGAATTCGATCGGTCATGTGGCAACTGTGTTCATTGCAACTTCGAAGACGACAAGGGCGGTCAGTGTTCGCTCACTTCGTCGGCCGTGTTCAATCACGATGGACATGACTGCCTTGGCTTTAGGGTGCATCGATCAAAGTGGAAGCCAGAGACATGACTAGTCTGTTCTGATGATGTAGGATGGATGCATGAGAACAATCAGTCTTCTTGTGGCATTTGCCTTCATCTCGTGCACTCCAGAACCTGGAGGTCAGTTGGATGGTAACTATCCAGCAGAACAGAAAGCGTTCTGCGATCTTGATCACGTTGTCCCAGTGCTCAATCAGGCATGCGTCAAAGTGATCGGGGACTTCAATACCGCTTCAGATGTAGCAGACGTATGCGTTGTCAGCGGCAAGCGGTACTCATGTCTCACAACGCAAGACACGCTCTATTACAACGGCATCTACGAGAACGATGAGATGGTTGCTTCTGTCAGCGGTTGCTCACTGTGCAACGGTTCGACTGAGACAGTTATCGCAGTAGGACCAGACATCTTGTTTGAGATGGTTGAATGAAAGAAGAGGAACATGAACAAGGAACACAATCAAAGTTGTCACAACGAGTATCCGATCACTCCTTACGGAGCGATCCAGTTGATGGTTGAACAGGGCCAAGAGCTCGATGGTGCTATCAAGGACAACTTCATCAGCAAGAACGTCTTCAGGTGGTCCAGCGAGATGGCAACGTTCCAGATAAAGAGCCGCAACGGATGGGACGTAGTTCCAATCTCTGAGATCTTGTCCAGACGCTTCCGTATTCGAGAGAAGCGAGAGCCAAGACAGTGGTACGGCAGAGCGACCACTAAATTCTATGGCATTAGGTTCTCGGAGGAAAAAGTTATCGACGGTCCACCCGAAGATATCAACGTCTGCTACGTTCTGACCGAGATACTGTAGGAGCTCGAGGGTTCTCGTGGAGTACTTCTTCGACCCCGTTATCAGGATTGTCATCATCTCGTTCGCCATCGGTGTCTTTGCAGGATGCGCGATGGTGCACGGCTACCAGTTGGCTGCAGACCAACTGGTTGTCGAAGTGAGATGGCGGTAACCTCTCACCGGTGAGAGGTTCAAAGTTTCCCAGCGATGGGACAGAAAGGACAGAAGTCATGAGTGAGAAGCAGAAAGCAACCGTAGGGAGCATCGTGCTCTACACCTACCAGGAATCAGATCTACCACCCGGCAAGCGTCACCTCGCTGGAGAAGTGCGTCCAGCCATTGTCGTCCGTGTCTGGCCGAACGAATTTCCTCGGGATGGAACTTACGAAGACGGTTACAATCTCAGGGTCTTCACCGACAGCATCAACGATGGGTTTGGGTTCGAAGCAGGCATCCTGTTGAAGCCATCTGTGCGCCTCGTAGACGAGGTTTTGCCGGGGACCTGTCACTGGCCACCGAGGGTAGACCAACCGAAGTCCTAGGCCAACCTAACCAAGCCAGAAGCTCTCCCCGGTGAGAGGTTCGAAGTTTCCCAGTGATACCCAACAAGCCCGTGACTAACTCTCACGGGCTTTGGAGTTTATGAGCGATGGCAAACAATCCAGTGCGAGACTGTTCGACGTGCAAGTACGGTAACATCGGTTCCAAACCCGAAGGATGCCCAGATAGGTGTCTAAAGCCAGAGTTTTCCGACTACGACCCAATCCCCACCCCGCCCATCAATTCGGCAGAAGAAGAACTGAGGGCTCGAATAATGGAACTAGAAGTGGAGAACGAAGGGCTAAGTCAGATCTTCTCTACCTTAGAATTGAGAATCCACTTCGCTCTGAAAGCTCTCCCACCCAGCCCACCTTTTCGCATCAATTCAATCGATTCGAGCAATACTGTCCCTAAGGACCTAAAGGACTCCAACACCAAAGCTGAGCCGCTAGGCGAAGCTCCTTTTACCAATTCCCTCGATTCCCTCAAACTCGCCGCCACCAATCTCTGCATCGCTATCCGAGAGAACAGAATCACTGGCATTGTCAACCTCGAAGCCTCAGGTGTCGATACCGAAGATAGAGTCGCTTGGGTAGATATCCAAGATGACTTGCTCGAATTGGAAAGAGCCTTGGGTATCCAAGATAGCTAGAAGTCTTCGGATGAGGAAAGACGAGGCTAGACGCCATTAGCGACGCACGCTGGATGAAAGGCTTGCACAAGGAAGAAAGAGGTTCCCAAGATCAAACACGCACTTTCACCCCGCCAGGCCCCTTCCTGGCCTCGTACGCGCGTTAGAAACTGTCCAGCCACATGGAATGACTCCCTCCCGACGGACGCGTCTACGTGTCAAGGAAAGGCCTTAGCGCGTGTCGGAATTCGGGTGCGAAGTAGAACGCGCTAGCGCAGGTTGAACGGGTCAGGAGGAGTGATGAAAAGGTACTTCGAAGACTTCGCGATAAACGCAATAATGTATCGGCCGTGCTACATCGAGCTCGTCAAGGGGGGTAACACCTACCGGGCAAGGGATGCGGAGGCGCTGCTAGTGTTCCAGCGCCAAGGGTGGGTTCCAATCATGGTGGTCTACGTGCGCCTGTTTGGCGGCCACGTGGACACGGGCAAGGAGTACGCCCTGCCGTTCAGCGAGTTCGAAGCCGTTCGTTTGAACGGCTAGGGACACTTGGTACCAACCCCACCCGACCTCACAAGGGGAAGGGTGGGGTTTGGCGCCGAGCCCCGACGTCGCAGATACTTTAGCTCCGTGAGCAAACTGAGACGAAGCAGGGGCCGAGAAGATCTGCCGCAATCGGTAGCGTCGGATTTCGTAGAAGTTCGGTTGCGAGGTGGAACGCGCTAGCGCATGATGAGGTCATGGAAAGCAACGAACTGGTTACCGCGGTCGTCATCGACGAAAGCGACTCGAAGAAGTCACGCGAGTTGTTCAAGCGTGGTTACCGGCTTTGGAAGTGGATTGGTCGCAAGCAGTACTTCGTCAAGAAGTGAGGAGATTTCATGGCAATTCCAACCTGCAAGTCAGTCGTCACAGAAACCCAAGCCATCGACGTCCTGGTGGCCAAGAACACGGCCTTCCGCCGTTACTCGGAACTGGCCTTCTCGATGGACAATGGGTACGTGCCAAGCCTCCGCAGCGACCGCAAGGGCCCCAAGGCACTAGGCCTCGCGCTGGAAGCCCTTGGCCGCAAGGTGTTCTGGCTGGGCGGAAGCTTCTGGGGTTACTCGTGAGCCGCTACCAAACCCGAGCCGTGCTAGGTGGGGCCTACAGGGGCCCCGACCTGGCCAGTCGTACCCTGCTCACCCACCTACTCGACACCGAGCAGGACAAGGCCGGTTGCAGGGTACCAGTGGCCAACCTGGCAGACGAGTACTGTGACCCCCATGGCAACGGCCTTCGCCCAACCTGCTCTCGTTGCGCGAAGAAGTGGGACGCTTTGCAGAAGCCTGATGATTCTTCGGAATCGTCCTTGCGCTAGCGCAAGCCTCCCCCATAATGAACTCATGGAAACGACGAGAGACTTGCTAAACGCGGAAGACGTTATCGACGTTATCGTAATCGACGAGAGCGAATCCGGCCGCACTAAGCAACTTGTTCGTAAGGGTTACCGCCTGACCAAGTGGGAAGGCCGACGCCAAACATTCGTCCTAAAGGGGTAAGGGAGATCTCCATGCCCGACCTGGCAGACGAGTACTGTGACCCTCCTGGTAACGGCCAGCGCCCTACTTGCCCAAGGTGCGCCGCCAAGTGGGACGCTCTCCGGTGAGAGGTTGGTAGTAGGCCAGCGCTGGCCCACTAGGCTTGGCTGCGACCTCGCAGATACTTTAGCTCCGTGAACAGGTTGAGCCGAGCTAGCGTCGGCAAAGAACGACGAACAGCGGAGAGTCGGAATTCGTAGAACTTCGGTTGCGAGTAGATGCGCTAGCGCGCATACTGAATTGGTCAGGTGAGAAGAGCCTGACGGAAAGGTAGATAGAAATGAAGATCCGAGAGTTCTTGGCTCAGTTCGAAGGGCGTAACCCCGAGAGCGAAGTTGGTGCGGTGATTATGCCGTTCTCGACTGAGCTCCAGGTCATCGGGGTGCTCAACCGAGGCGAGCTGGAAACGGCTTGCGCCGAGCCAGAAGCCGCCCCTGCAACGCTCCGGGATGGGGCTGAGCCAGTTGCGTCCCATTTGCTTGCAAACGACGTGGACATCGCGTTGCCAGCGGGCAAGCACTGGGACGACACGTTCATCCTTCTGGACGAGGAGGACTGAACCGGCTAACTAACCCGCGATAAGCAAAGACTGAAGGGGCCCGCCTTGGGCCCCTTCGCTACGGAGGCATAGATCATGCAACTACTAGCGTCACTCGCGGTGCTTGTGTTCTGGTTTGCCGTGTCCTTCTGGGCAGCCAGCAAGTTCTTGTCAGTTGCCGGTAGCACCAACGGCAACGACCTCAGTTAGGTTGGTAGTGGGCCAGTGTCGGCCCACTATGACCGAGCCACGATGTCGCAGATACTTTAGCTCCGTTCGATCTCTGAGACGAGCTACGACAGACGAAGTTCGTCGAACAGAGGAGAGTCGGATTTCTTAGAACTTCGGTTGCGAGTAGACGCGCGCTAGCGCAAGATGATCTCATGGCAACGAAGAACATCAAGCTCACCAGCAAGACCGGAAACGTCGTCGAGATTAGCCGTCGGGCAGAGCCTCGAATCACCATCGTAGAGCGTTGCAGCCACGACGACGTAGGCACCGTGATTGTCGTCACCGCGAAGAGCGACAAGGCTGCCAGCGAGCTCGCTGGCACCTATGCGGCATGGGGCTTGGTGGTGGTTGAGGTTGAGCGTAATTGCCTGGTAGTGGCAGCCTAAGGAGAAGCAGATGGCATCAGTTGCAAAGAAGATCGCAGTCAGTTGTTTCAACGAAACGAGCACCATCACGTCAATGAGCTTTGCGCACGGCCGTCGCTCGTACGTGCCGAAGAAATGGCAGAAGACCAAGCGCCTATTCCGGCGCATTGCTGACGTCAAAGCTGAACGCTATGCGTGGAAGGATGAGCAGTCATGAACTTCTCTGTCATCCGTGTGGAAACCGAGCACTACGGGTGGGTGAAGAGCCTGCACCGTAGCCCAGAGACCGCCGACAACGCTCGGGCCAAGGTCGTTGCCACCATCCGCAGGCGCAACCGCAACGCCATGCTCGAGACCACCTACATCGTGAGTGCGGTCACCGGGAAGGTAGGTGAGCGCGTCAGGTACGCTTGAACCGCGTCATGCAATTCAGAAGGCCTCAGCTCGAAAGGGTTGGGGCCTTTGGCGTTGGAGCGCTCACCGATGAGAGGTTCGTTGTTGGCTAGTGCTGCCACACTACGGCTGAGAACGAATCGTTCGCGGAGCTAAAGTATCTGCCCTTCCCCGAGCTCGTCGCCAATCGCCAGGGGGAGGAGTAGCGGCGATGATGCCCTGGTAGCGTTGGTGCTCCAACCCGCACCCGACGCCGCGCTGGAAGCCAGGGTAACCGCACCCCAACCAACGGCGGCCAACCCCTGCCCCCGTTGGTGCGGCCAGATCACTGTGCCCTGCCCTTGTGCCTGCCCTGCCAAGGGGCGGCCAGCCCAAGCTTAGGGGGGTAGGGGCGGGTCCCGTTTGAAGCGCCCAAGGGCAGGCCTGCAAGGTGCGTGAGAATGAAGGTTCGTTGAGTAGAGGGGAGCAGAGTGTAGGTGCGGGGAGGGGGCCAAAGCAGTAGGTCAGACGGACGGGATGCGGGGCTCCCTCCCCCACCGCGCGCACGATATTTGGCCGACTGTACTCCAAGGGTTAGGCCTGCCCGTACCCCGATGGTGCCCAGCAACCAGGCCAACTAGTGCTCCGCAACCGGGCCGTCCTACCCGGGGGAGCTCGCACCCCCTACCCCCCAAAGTTCCAACGACCTCGCACGCAAGGGGCAGCCAACGGCGCGCAATGCCACCAATGGGTCCTCGCAGCGAGTCACCACCAAACCAGCTGTCGGTTTTGCCAACCCTACGCCAGCCTCACCAAACACCAACCCTTCTGCTCAGTTGCCTTCCCCTAACCAATGCCCTAGCCTCGCGCTGGAATAGCCTATCGGTTGCAAGGTTTGGTGCGGTCCCCCATGCTTGCAGCATGGCAAGGATCAATCTCGTAATTCTCGTTCTCTTTGGTTGTAGCTCCACCGTCGAAACGACGGCTTCGCCCGCTCCCTACCCCGATGCCCTGGTGGTCGCTGGCAGTAGTGGGGTCGGCAATGCGGAAGTAGTTGAGATTGGTGGGCAGGGGGTTGGCTTGGTTGGTACCGGTGGGGCAACCCTGGCTACGGGTGGGGCAGTTGGCTTGGTTGGTACCGGTGGGCAGGGGTTGGTTACTGGTTGGTACCAGTTGGCATGGGTTGGCAGGGGCCAGCGGCGCTAGCTTGCCGGTTGGTACCGGTGGAAGTGTACAGGCCGGTAGTACAGCCGCTAGCACCGGTGGGCGCGGGTTGGCAGTGGCCAGTGGTGGGGCAAAGGCAATGGTCAGCCTGACGCCTACCGTTTGCCGGGAGATTTGCGCCGAGGAGTTCGAAGCCTGCCAAACCGGGCACAGGATCTCAACGTCGCAGTGCGTCAAAGCTTGCAGCGTCAACCGTGAGATGTGCGCACTGAACTGCATTGGTGTGGTCGACGCGTGCAACGGTAAGTGTGTGGAAGATCAAGGCAATTGTTCGGGTGAGTGCTTTAGCGGGTGCACCGACGCTTGTGCGCTGGACGCCTGCGATCAACTCGACTGCGACAATACCCAAACCGAGTGCGCTTCCAAGTGCCAAACGGTCTATTCGGCCCGCATGCTTTCGATCTGCTACCCAGATCAAACCGACTGCCTCGCGGCTTGTCCCACTTGACATCGATCTGTTCGGGGATCATGCTCCGGGCGTGCCGTACTCCTAACCACCTGTTCAGGAAGGATGGGCCCACAACATGACCCACCCAAGCATCGCGAAGATTCGAACCGTGCAACATGCCATTGATTGCCCCGGCGGGGCGATCTGTCGTTGCGGCGTAACGCCTGCAACCCGCCTCCAAAACGTGCGCATGGTTCGGCAGACCAGAATTCAGACCGTGCAAACCTACGGAACTCCAGCCAATGATGGAGTGCTGTTGGTAACGCCGATCCGATAGCGGTAGTCTGTGGGGCGTAGCCCGGGAGGAGCCTACGCCCTATAGGAAAGCCCGTTTGGAGGGACTCTACTTCGGCAACGGGTTGGAGCGACTCGACAGGAGCTGACGCTTAGGCTAAGCTGACTTCTCATTGCGGTCATTGTTCGTTCGTTGCATTCGGGAACAGAACGGCCCCCTTGTTGATGACAATTCCAACAAGGGGGCCGTGGTCTACGAACTTCGAAGTTCTTTGATGAGCCTAGCTAGTTCGATCCACATAACGTTCTGTGGTGGCCGATGCTCGAAGATTTCGGCAAGCTTTGGATACTTGCTCCAAACGATCTTTGCACGTAATCGTTCGGCGTATTCGCGCAATGCTGCTCGTTCTGCTTCAAGCATCGGATGGCTTCCATCCTAGATCAACAAGATGCTCCCAGTGTTGGCGCGCGAATTCGATTGAAGCGTAGGGCACTGAATCAGTACAACCGCAAAGCCCTTTGATCGAAGCCGTCGCGCCTTCGTGTTTGGTTACGATCTTGAACTCGAGCACTGACGAACCGTTGCGTAGTTGATGGACTTGGGTGTGTTCGTATGGTTTGCCGGCATCAGATTGTGAGCACGCTTTTTGAACTTGCATTGGAAGCCTATTCCTCTTCTGTATCCACGCGCTGGAGGTCCGCCTCGACGGCTTGGTTGCGTGTCCAATCGGCGTCCATCAAGTCGCCGACGAATTCTTGAGCTACTTCCAACGGGGCGAGCGCTTGCTTGGTAGCCCTGCCAACGGCTCCGGTGACGATGACGTCTTTATTGCCGACGTCAAAGCGAAGCAGCCGAGTACCCTTCTGCATCACGACTAGGTTTCTTTGCATGTCTTGTTCCTTTGCTGTTCGATCGCGTTAGTTCGCATGCTCGCATGACCTTGCCCGAACCGCCGAGCATCCAGTCGAAGCGAACGACGAGCGTTCTGTAGATCAAGCCTGTTGATACTACGGTTCCTAACCCGTAGGTTGCGTGACGTACCCTTGTTCCCTTGAGCATTGGCATATCAACCACACCAGAGAGCCGTAGCCTTGCCAAAGTCAAGTGTGGCATCAAGTACGAAGTCGCTGATGTTCTTGCCCGCAAGGTCAGCGGCTTTTTCAATGGCGACGCGTTGTTCCAGCGTGCAACGCACTTGCAGGCGTTCGGTTTTGGCAGACGAAGAGTTTTGGCTGTTCGATTTCCAGTTGCCGCGGCTTCGCACTGACGCCGACTCCATCTTGGAGTATCGAATCAAGAACTCGTCGCCGCTTTCTTCGCAACGCATGGTCGCAATGAATTGCTCTAGTTCGATGAGCGTACCGACGGAGAAGGTTTCGTCGGTTAGATGGATAGAGACTGTCTCGTTCAGGTACGGCTTGAGCGCTTTTGCTTTGGCCTCTGCGGAACCGGTTAGCTTGATCGTCTGCATATTCATGCTTCGCTGACTGCCACGATGGGCGATGTTGGCGCTTTGGCTTTTTCGAGCTGAAGGCGCCAATGCACCCATCCTCGTGCCACTTGCGCCGGGTCACATTGCATAGTCGCATAGAACAGGGCTTCCAACACGATCTCATCGCGCTGGATACCAGGAGCTTCGCTAGCCACGGCGTCCATCCAGAATTGAATGCATTTGCGTTTTCCCCGTGGTGATACGACGGGGACTTTTGAAACTTTGCTCATTGTTACCTCACAGTTGAAGAGCAGCGGTGTGGCAGGGCCAATCAGCAAACCTGTCCCACCGTAGTCGGTCAGAACAGATCGAACCCAAGTAGGGCGTTCAGTTGGCTGTTCATTGCTTCGCGTCGTTCGCGCACGACTTGGGCGTGCTCGCGCTTGCTTGCCAGATGGTTGAACCCGCGCTCGAGAAGCTCGGCAGCCTTTGGGTCCGTGATGGGGCTGCCCGTTGGCACGTGCTTCAGCTCTTGCACGGGGACGCGGTAGAACTTGCCACCGAGCGAGACGCACGGTACCCGAGCACCCTTGCGCGGTACTTCGAGCACGACGCAGTGGATGGTCCGGCCTTCGTCTTCGTGGTGGAACTTGAATCGGTTGATCATGCTGTTCTCCTTCGACAAGATCAACTTGGAGTACAGTTTCCCGGGTCGCAACTGAATTCCGAAGGCCTTGCGCTAGCGCGCCGAATTGCCAGGAAAAGTCGTTGCCGATTGCGGCCCCACCCTGCCCTATAGGCGAGCGACCCGCGCTGGCCGCCCCAGCCATAGGCTCTTTGCCTGGTAAGGTGTAGGTGTGGCGCTAGCGCATTGCGCTTGACCGTTGGCGGCCCTTGGGGGATTCTCCAATCGTGCCAAGACGCAGCAAACGAGCGGGAACAGCAACTCAGACGAGCGCAAAGCCTTCGACGGTCAAGAAGCAAACCCTCGAATTGAATCCAGTTGGAGGCGCTCCGAAGACCAAGACCGTAGTGATTCCGAACGCCGTTTCGACGACAGAATTGGCAACGCGTGCACTGATGCGCCGGGCAGCAGAAGCTCGGTCGGACATTGCCAAGTTCTACGACTTCACGATTCGGCACGAGACTACCAAAGCGCCGTTGATCACGGCCGCGCATCAGAGGGTGATGTTCAGGTTCGTGATGGACCATCCTCTCTGTGTCGTTCGGCAACCGATTGGCACTGGCAAGACTTACGGCATGGCCGCGGTCGGGCTCTACTTCCTTGGGCAGGACGTTACCCAACGTGGAGCCGTCGTGTCGAAGGCTCAGGGGCAGGCATCCAAGGTCGTTCGAATGGTGAGCGACTACATCACCGACCCGAACCTGTCAGCGCCAGTCCAGCTCGTCTTTCCATGGCTCAAGCGGACGCAACGTACGAGCGAGCAATGGACACAGACGGCAATCACAATCGATCGCCCCGCTGGCATCCGTGACCCGTCGCTCGTGGCAGTTGGTTTGGATGGGCAGATTCAGGGGTCGCGTCTTTCGTGGGTTGTCGGCGACGACATCTTGGACAGCGACAATACCCTGACCTCCGCTGGACGAGACCAAGTGCATCAGCGGTTCGATGCCCGCGTGCTATCGCGCCTTGACCCTGTAGGGGCTCGAGCCGTGGTGACGAACACGCCATGGAACCTCGAAGACCTCACCTTCAAGCTCGAGGCCGTTGGATGGCCCACGATCTCGATGGATATCTACGGAAACGTCTGGTTCAGCGAGAATATTTCGTTGCAATGGATTCTCGGTACCGGGCTTCTACGTCCGAGCAAGTTCAAGGACAGGTGTTGGCGCCTTGTCGAGCATGACCCTGACCCAGAAGAGAAGACGCCGCTATGGCCAGCTCGATATGCGCTCGACACGATTGCTCAGATTCGAGCGACGCGGCTCCCCCAAGAGTTCGCTCGGTTGTTCCTTTGCCAGCCGTTCGATGAAGCGTCGATGAGATGCCAGCGCGCTTGGATTGATGCCGCGAAGCGTGAAGGCCGTGGCTTGCTCGACAAGATGAAGAAGATCTTGCTTGGGTCAGTGGTCTACACGGGTGTCGATATCGGTGTCGGTGCAACCGGGAAGCATGACCTCACGAGCTTCTACACTTTCCAAGTTCGAAACGATGGCAAGAAGCAGATTGTCGAAGTCGATAGTGGTAGATGGAGCGGGCCAGTTATCGCCGACAAGGTGATTGATAAGCATGATCGATTCGGTAGTGTCATTGCTGTTGAGAGCAATGCTGCCCAAGATTTCATTCGTCAGTTTGCCCAAGTCAGGCGTCCAGACTTGCGAGTTCGGGCGCACAAGACGGGCATGAACAAGCACAACGTTGACTTTGGAGTTGAGAGTATCTTCACAGAGTTGCAGAACGGGCAATGGGTCATTCCATGCGACGATCAACTCAACTCAACGCCAGAGATCGAACGTTGGATTGACGAGTGTCTCTACTATCAAGCGCCTCCTGCACATACGGGTGATCGCTTGATGGCCTGTTGGATAGCCCGAGAAAGTAGTCGTAGGGGAGGTGGTGGGCGCGATCCAAAACCTCGCGCAGGATCACGATTAGAGATGTGGTCAGGTGGTGGATTTTGAAATGTGATCATGAATGGAAAACAGCAGAGAAACCGATCACTGAAACCATTCCTTGGTTTCGTTGCAGTAAGTGTGGAGCGTACGGGTACGCAAGGAGCAACAGATGGATCAGTCAACACGTCAAGGTTCTGCTCAGGTTATGCGGGGTTCGAGGATGCCAGGAGACTGCGGTTGTTCGTCTCAGTCAAAGGACATCAAGGGGATCGGTTCAATGGAGATGCCAGGAACATCAACATTGCCTTCACGAGAACCAGAAACAGTCCAGCTCACCGAACGTGAGATGTTGATCTACCAAGCAGGTCAGTCTTTTGGGGCGGCCCAAGCACTTCGGCAAGTGGCTGAGCTACTCAACGAGCAATCTCAGAAGCTGAACCTTCAAGCCCAGAATCAGGGGGCCGCGGGTCAGGGTTTTTTAGATCGCGCGCTGGAGAAGAAACCAAGTTCAATCAGCGCTAGCGGACAAGCCGGTGCTCGGTTGGCTCAACGAGTAGTCAAGGCAGTCAATGCACTCGTAGGCGACGACTCCTAAGTGTTGTGATAGGTTCGGACTATGCCGCGAGTGCTCAAGAACGTTTACCAGGCTCAGGCCGCAACGACGCCCACCTTGTCGGTGAACATCACGCGGCAATCTCTCAACCTACAATCGATCCCTCGGGAGCAGGCCGCTGTCACTATGCCAGCGAAGCTTCGGTCGGTGATGTTTGCGAGTACGCCACCGAAGCAGGACTTGTTCCGTAGCCGTTACGGGCGGGCCCTGAATCTAGATGTCATCGAGACCGCATTGCGTTCCGCCGATTGGGGCAATATGCGGCTTCTCACTGACCTGAGCCGTGAGACCATTGACACTGACCCACATCTTGCATCGGTGTTGAACAAGCGTTTCGGGGCGATCACTGCATTGCCTTGGGAGGTCCGACCAGCGGAAGGGAACGGCATAGACATCGAGAAGGCTCGGTTCTATGCCGATGTCGTTCGAGCGCAATTGAAGCAACTGCCGAATTTCGCTGCTCGAATCAATCAGCTCGCGTGGGGTCTTTACGATGGGCGGGCCGCGCTCGAGAACGAATGGTTCATGACGGCCTCGTTGCCTGGGATCACGGTACCGACGCATCCGAAGTTTGGTACCGTCAGTTGGATGGTGAAAGACCTTGGGTGGATTCACCCGAGGCGATTGCACTTTGGACCCGATCGAGAGCTTCGGGTTTACGATGACTTGATCGTTGGCAACTTCGGCAAGTATGGCATCGCGTTACGAGACGAAGCGTTCAAGTTCATCTTTTGGACACCTCAGCTGTTCGGTGACTATCCCGAACGTGAAGGGCTTGCACGTCGTTCGCTCTATTGGTCGTTCTTCAAACGGTTTGCTGCTCGAGATCGAATGATTCTGACTGAGCTTTACGGCAAGCCTTGGAGATGGCTTGAAGTAGACAACGACAGTGACGCTGACACTACTGATCTAGAAAGTGCTGACGACATTCTTCAGAATGTTGGAGGCAATACGAGTTTCAGGTGTCCTCGTGGAACCAAGTTCAAAGTCGAGCAACCTGGCAAGGGAGCTGGTGAAGTTCATCAAGACGTCATTGTCGAGAGCGATAAGCAGATCAGCAAGCTCGTGCTCGGGCAGACAGGTACGACAGATGCGAATCCCGCCGGGTTGAACAACAACCAAGCGAACGTGATGCAGGATGAGCAATTCATGCTCCTCATGCTCGATAGCGTGATGATGAGCGAGGTCATCGAAACGTACCTGACCGACGCGATCATCGAATTGAACTTCGGGCAGATGGAGGTCTCACACGCCCCAACGTTCCGTCTTCGTGCGGACGTGCCCCTCGACCGTGCGAAGGAGATTGCCCGTCTTGATGCAGCGCTCAGGGCAAGGTTGGAGATCTCGGTCAGCGAGGCCTACGAACTGTCTGGCTTCCGGGTGCCCAAGAAGGACGAGCCCGTCATCAAGCTCGAAACCCCCCCGTTGCATCCTCTTGCCGTGCAACCGCCTCCAGAGCGGCCTGTAATCGTCTACCCAGAGGGTACCGAGCTACCCGCCCGGGAGGTTCAACCCATCGCCCCAACGGGCGAGGGCGGCCTGCAATCGCCAGAATCCATCCCGTCGGTACCGTCTGCTCCAGCTGGTGCTCTTCGAACCCCCGAGAACGCTAACCCCCAGCCTAGCAATGCCCTGAAGGAACCTCTCACCGGGGAGAGTTCTGTGGCCGCGGTTCGAGCCGAGCAACTACCTGCTCAGGTCAGCACGCCCACTGAAGTCACATTGCCATTCGGCGGGTTCAAAGACTTCGAAGATTGCGTCAAGAAGATGAAGAAGGACGGGCACGGCAAAGAGTCGGCCGAAAACATCTGTGGAGCCCTGAAGCACAAGTACGAAGGCTCGATGCTCGGGCTGGAGAACGCTCACCCGAGCGACGTTGCGGTTTGCAACTCGATCATTCTACAGTCCTACCTTCAGGTTCCTGGCATCAAGTGCGCTTCGACCAAAGAAGCAGATGTCGAAACTGAAGTGCTGAAGGCGAAGCAACCTATCGAGAAGCTCGTTGGTACCATCGAGGTTTTGATCGATAAGGGTACGAGTGAAGGGGCACGTGAGTCGGCCAAGATGGTCGACGTTTACGCCGAAGCCGTCGAAGGTCTACGTGACTCGGCGGCCATCTTGACCGCGTTGAACAATGCCAACGAGGACATGGACATTCACGGGTTCAGCCGGGCAATCGAGCGCCGTATGATTCATGGCGTGATGTCTGGAGCGATCTCGAGTCAGTACGAATTCGAAAACGAAACGGCATTGCCTCCAGCAGAGTTTGAGAACCAATTCGGTTCCCCCATCTTGCTCGCCCTGCCCCCTGTGCTGGACTTCGTGACACGACCTCTCAAGGATGCAATCGGTTGGTTCAAAGGATTGAGTATTGTAACGCGTTCGGCCTTCGATAGATTGGATGCAGCTGCGAAGCGTCGATCGTTCACAATCTCTGGGCTCTTGAACAACATGATGCTTCAGAAGGCGAAAGATGAGCTTCAGACGCAGGTGCAAGAGGGCGGGCAGTTGCGTGACTTTCGCAAGTTCATGACTAACCGTATGGAGAGCGCGGGCTTCGTACCTGCGAATCCAAGTCATGTTGAAACGATCTACAGAACGAATGTTCTCAACGCGTACAATTCTGGAAGGCACGCTCAAGCGACGCAGCCGAGCATCATGCGGTTGCGGCCGTATTGGCAAATCAGAACCGTCAACGACGGGCCTCCGAGGCAACGCAAGACGCACCAGAGCGTCCACCTTTGGACTCTTCGAGCCAACGATTCGTTTTGGAAGAACGCGTATCCCCCGTTTGGCTTCAACTGTAGATGCCGCGTTGTTACCTTGTCGGAGCCCGAGGTTCGAGCTCGAAAGCTGACAATTCATAGCGGCGGAGAGATCCACCTTCTTCCAGATCCCGGCTTCACTAGCGGTACGGCGAGCCTTCTTTGAATCGTCGCTCTTGCCGACGGGCGGGTTTGGTGATTCACTCAACCTGTTACCCGCTAGGGTCATACCAGAAGGAGCACGTCAAATGCTGAAGCGGCTGAAAGATGCATATCAAGGACGAGTACGGCGAGCGATTGTCAAGTTCACTCTTGCAGAGATTCAAGCGGCGGGAGCCGTGCTCACTCTGTCGAAGTTGTTCGGTGACATTCCACCCGATGCGATTATCACCTACACGAAACTGAAGCGCGGCGTCGCCGTCACTGACGGAGACGCGGGAACCTTCGCTCTCACCATTGGCGACAACACGACTGCCGACAACGTGATGCTCGCGGCCGCTGGAGACGTCGACGGCGGAACGACCACGCTCATCGCCGCGAAGGACGCTCTCGTCAACGGAGGCAAGTTCAAGGCGACCCTAACTGGATCGGTGAACTTGAGCACCGTGACAGCAGGGACGTTCGAGGCTACGGTCTTCTTCATCGCCTAGAAGAAAGTTCCCATGAGAAAGTTGAAGCGATCTGGGTCTGCGTTGTCTACGGTCCATTCGGAGCTTTGGACTCTTTCAAAGAAGGGCGGGGGAAGGTTTCTAGGAGGTACGCCGGTCAATACGCGTATCTCCATTCGGTTGGATACGGCCGGCACGACCGGTGATGCAACGTGGGTCCAGGTCGCCAACGAGGGACAGTTCAAGGGCTACGCCGGTGGAACGAAGTCGTTCACGTTCGATTCGACCGTGTTCAATAGGATCGTCGAAAACTTCCGGCGTCACCCGAGCTACAAGAAGGGTCCTGATGGTGTTGGTTGCGAAGACATCATCGCGTGGGACTTCCACCATGCAAGCGAGATGATGCCAACTGACGGCAGCATCCCGACATCAGGGGCTCCAGCGCAAGCGTGGATTCGTGAGCTTGCGATTAGGCAGAACCCAGACAACCAACAGACCGAACTCTGGGCGCTCACCAATTGGCTCGAACCGGCGAAGACCTACGTTCGCGAGGGGCGCTACAAGTGGGCTTCGGTGTCTGTCGTGTTCGATGCGATCGATGCCAAGAGCGCGCTGAACATCGGCCCCATTCTCACAAGTGTTGCGCTCACCAATCAACCGTTCATCGAAGGGATGCAGAAGCTCGCCGCTGAACGATGGAGGAATGGCATGCATATCGAAGCCGCGGATTCGGCGGAAGACGCCTTGGAAATGATTCGTTCAATGATCGGGTTGCCCGAGACCGCTGATGCGGCGACGGTGATTGCCGAACTTGAGAAGGTCAAGCAATGGGTAACAACGGGGCAGACCCCGCTCGGCGTGGAGCTCGACGACATCGTAGGAGATCTGCGCACCATCTTGAATCTGCCGGCGTTATCGTCGTCAGACGAAGTGTTCGTCGAGGTAGCGAAGTTGGTATCTCGACTAACGGTTGAATCAGGAGTAGGTGGTCAGGTGAATCAACCTGCTCCGGCGCCCCCTCCGGGAACCCAATTGCCCGAAGGAGCACCGAACCCAGAACAACCGCCGGCATCACCACCGGCTCCAATGCTCGAGAAGAAGAACATGGAAATCCTAAAGACCCTTGCATCGAAGTTCGGTGTCGTTGCCACTCCCGAGGCGATCCTGGAAGCAGCCGATCAGTTGACGGAAGTTCGAACGACCCTCACGAAGTCGTTCAAGCTCTCTGCCAATGCAGCGAACTCCGTCCTACTCAAGGCCGTACTCGACGACGCAACGGTTCGCGCCAAGTACGTCCCGCTCCTGTCCGCGCTCGGCGTAGAAGATCCCGATGCCGCGCTGGACAAGATCGCCAAGATGATGACCGATAGCGCGAAGCTAGCGGAGATCACTCCTGAGTTTTCCGCGTTGAAGTCCAAGGAAGCCGAGTCCGAGCAAGCTGTCGCCGACGAAGAGGTCGAGACCGCGGTTGCAAGTGCCGGCGTCACGGCGTCCAGCGAGCATTACGAGGGCCTCAAGATTGCCCTTTCAACGCTTCGCAAGACCGATCGCAAGTCGTTCGACTTGAAGTACCCCAAGGAGAAGCTCGACGCGACTCGTAAGACGCTCGGCAAGTCTGTCGCCGCGGGTTCTACGAAAGTTGACGCGGCGAAGCTCACCTCGAAGATTGCTGCAACTGGCAATCAGGAGTCGGGTGCGGCTGCAGGAGCATCCGGTGGAGCCATCGACGTCAGTCAGTACGAAGGGGCCAACCTCGTGCTCAAGACTTGCTCCTACGTTACGGCGTCCGTTCCGGGTGCCAAGGATTGGAGCTGGGACAAGACCCATCAGCACGCGTGCACTCTCGTGCGCTCAAAGGCAGTGACGGGCTAGTCTCCTGTCGTTACAGTGGTCGTGAGTAGTCAGTGAGCATGCGCTCACAAGTTGAATGATCTAACAAGAAGGAATCAGAATCATGGCTAACGGATATCAGAGCCGCGAGATCGACCCAGTGCCGACGAGTGGCTTGAACAGTACTGGTGTGGACATCCCCAAGGGCACGATTGTTTGCAGGGGAGCAGGTGACACCATTACTGTCGCAGGAACTGACACTGCGGTTTTCTTGGGAGTTACCGGTGAACTCATTGCGAATGGCGAATGGGGTCGAGTGGTAGTTGAAGGGGTTGTTCCTGTTCTTTTCAATGCCGCTCAAACAGTCGGCACTCGACTTACTGCGATGGCAGGTGGTCTTGCGGTTGCTGCGGCTACTGGCGATTCTGTTCTTGGTATCGCTCGAGAAGTTGGCGCGGCTGCAACGCTCGCCGAAGTTGAACTTTCAAGGCCCGGTGGAGCCGCGGCTCCAGTAATTTGATCTAGCGCTCTAGCTTGATCAACATCAATCAGAACAATCAATAGGAGAAGAGAAAAACCATGGAGCGCATGACAATCACTCTCGCAGCCGACTCTCCGGTAGGCAAAGCCGGACAGAAGGTTACGTTGGAACTCACCCCGGCGGATGTACATGATCCCGCGGAGATTCCAAGTTACCTCGCAGGGTACCGAAACTGGACGTATCGTTCTGACGAAATGAGCAAGGTGGTTCTCGTCGACAACGATGAGGACAAGTTCCGAACCTTCAGTCAAGACGACGCATTCGAACCCGTTCGAGTCAAGGGCGCACTCACCGGTCCTATCCCCGAGGTCGATCCACGAAGTTCGCTTGATACCTACAAGGTCGTTGATCGTTACATCGGTTCGTTCGTACCTGTTGTAACTGAGCTGCAACGTGGGAACAACTACTCACCGCGGATGGCCGCGGCTCGTCGTTGTCGAAACGCTCTGATGCTCGATCGCGAGCTGGACGTGCTCGGACCCGCTGGTCTGCTTACGACGGCAGGCAATTGGAACGCCGACCAGGTACATACCCTTGCAGCCGGTGAGAACTGGAATGGCGGAGGAACCGCTGATCCCATCGCGGCTCTACAGCATGCAATCGAAGCGTCGGCTCAGCCGATTGCTGAGATCTGGATGAACCAGAAGCTCGCTCACTTGTTCATCAGCAACGCGTCAGTCCGTGATCACATGAGGCAACTCTTGGGTGATGGTAACGCGAACAACATCGCCGTTGGCGTGGCGAATATGGCCGCATCCGGTGCTCCCATCGACTTCATGATTCCGGGCTTGCCTCCGATCAAGGTGTTGGCAGCCAAGTACAAGAACGCGTCCGGCGTGCTCACGTACATCATGCCCGACTTCGTTGTGCTACTCACGAGCCCGCCAGGTGTACCGAGCGATGGCGAAGAGATTGCAACGAGCTACACGTTCCGTCGGCGTGGCCCCTCGGGTGTTGGTCTAGAGGCACGCGAGTTCATCGTCGAAGGACGTGGACCACACGGTGGAACCATGGTTGTCGTTGCGATGGCCGATATCGCGAAGATGACTGGCAACAACTGCGGTGGTCTCATCAACGGCGTCATTCAGCCGTAGGTGATCGCCTAATCCAGTAACGTCAGCAAGCACAGCAAGGACAGCAAGGAACAGACTAATGGCACGAACCAAAGTGAAAGTATCAGCAGGAACTACCAACGCGGCAACGGAAGAGCCTGACTCCGAAGAGACTGAATCCACCGAGATTGAAGAGACCTCGGCTGGACCAGTCGATGATGATGAAGTGCTCACTCCGTTGCCGGTGAAGGTGGAACCGAAGTCGCCTTCGAAAAAGCCTCGTCGGAATCTTGGTGGGATTTACAAGACCAAGAACCAGATTCGCTTCAACAATGAGTACCAACCGACAGGAACAGTGCTCACATTCACCGACGTTGAAGCACGACATTATTTGAAGTTCAACGCGGTTGAAGCAGTCGAAGACGACGAAGACTGATTGGAAGGTCGTTGAACTATGGCCGGATCGAAAAGTAACTACTTGGAGAATGGGGTCTTGAACCACGTATTGGGTGGTCCTGACTTCGCACGGCCTGCTTCTGTTTTCATCGCGCTTTATACCGTCGCACCATCGGACATTGGTGGTGGAACCGAAGTGTTTGGTGGCTCGTACAATCGAGTTACGGCTTTGAACGACGCAACGACTTGGCCAATTGCTGTCAACGGGATGAAGCGAAACGGAGTTGCTTTCGTCTTTCCTTTCGCGACAGCCGATTGGGGTTTGATCGTAGCATTTGCAATTCTTGATGCGGCTTCTGGTGGGAACATCCTTTACTGGGGAGATCTTACTTCAAGCAAGACGGTTGAGAGTGGCGATACGGCAGAGTTTCCAATCAACGGTATTTCAATTCTAGAAGATTGAGCATCCCCGCGCATTGAGCGGTTGAGTTGCATTGTGCGCGGTAAGGAAGGTCCTCACCGCGCATCTTTTTTTCGTTGATGCTATGATGCATCAACCAGTCTCGAAAGGTCCTCTATCCAATGTCAAATCAGGTAATCCAAGCCGGTCTTGTTGCTCTGTTGGGAGCCAGCTCGTGGACAACTGGAGCATGCGTCACTCCGTTGTTGCTCAATGGTTCGCTCGTCGATACATGCGTTCGCCAGATCACCGCTGCGACCAATGCATCGCCAATCGTATGCACGACGGACTCGGCGCACGGTTGGCAGAATGGAGATCTCGTTGTTGTTGTAGCCAACGGAGCGAATGGCAACACTGCGGCAATCGGTACGTTCCGACTTTCCGCCGCATCTGGTTCCACGTTCGCGTTGCAGAGCGCAGATGAGAACACGCCTCTCAATACGACTGGAAACGGAGCTTGGGCTGGAACTGCCGGTGTCATCAATCTCACTAGGATTGCAACCTTTGCTGATGTCGATGGTGCCAAGGTTGGCGGGCAAACTGATAAGTCGTTGACGAACTGTACGGTACTCGCAAATGGCATTGTTGACGCAGACGATCCTGCCTCGTGGACGTCGTTCACTGGTACGGTGAGCGCGTTTCTCTTGGCACTTGGAGCAACCCCAGGGACGGCAGGCAACGTGCCTATCGTGTTCCAGGATGGTCGTACGTGCGTCCGCGTTGCCGCGACAGTCGCACCTTCTGCAACTTCGATCCCTGTTTATCCGCTCGAAGGCGATATCGCATCAGGTGTGAGTATCGTGTTCTCGAACGGTGTCACTGCGACGCTTTCCGCTCCGGCGAGTGCAGGAGCTACCACCATCGCCGTCAACGCCATCTCTGCTGGAATTGCAGTCGGTCACAACGGAGACGCCGTGGTCACTGGTAGTGGCCTGCCGGCGACGCTGACGTCCGGCACGCTCACCGAGTCGTTCTCGAGTGGAACTAATCGAATCGCGAAGCTCTAATCGAGCTGGAGCACCGTGGCACTAGTCCGCACAAGTCGGCGCAGTCAGTTTATCGTTGAATCGCCATCGGTTGACATTTCTGTCGATTTTGACGTCTTCACGCCATCTGCGAATTCGATCGTTGTTGTCGCGATGGGTTGCATCAACGACGGCGGTCGAGTGGATACTGGCGGACTAGCTGTCACGGGTGGTGGTTTGACATGGACGCGTCAACTGCAAGTTGGAACTGAGGCCGATGGTTGGTCACAGACGTTCGAGATCTGGACAGCACCGGTAGGTGGGACTCCTCCAAGTTTGGTGATCAATGTAGCCGGTGCGATAGCCAGTGGAAGCTATGCGGCGCACGTTCACGTCAACGCTTTCGATTTCACTGGTCATGACATTTCGAGTCCTATCGGCACGAAGAAGATCGTACTCGGTGCAGGTACTGAATACGATGCATACTCGTTCAACCTTGATGCTGCCCCGGCATCGAGCTCGATTGTGCTCGCTGGACGATATTGTTCGACGTCTGGTGGTACTCCGACGAACGCGACGGTTGGTAGTGGTTGGACCGAGCTTTACGATTACGGCACAGATACTCAGGGACAGGGAGATCTGCAAACTCAAGAGCGCACGGGGTCGACGTCGACGTCTGTTGCTTGGGCAGACACAGTAGAAACTGCTGAAGGTAGCTATCCTGGATTGTGGATTCAGTTCGCAGCGATCGAGATCAAAGAAGCTTCGAGTGGTGTAACGTGTTCTCCAGGGATTGCTCAAGCGTCGCGTGTCATAGGCGCATTTGCATCAACATCGTCATCGAGTAGCGCTCCAGGTACAGCTCGAGCGCAGCGAATAGTTCCAAGTCTTACGGTCTATACCGAGGTCTTTGCATCTAGTGCACAGCATCCAGCAATTCAGCGACGTGCAATTGGCTCAATACAGTTGGCTCAGACATCGTTAGCAGCGTCTGCCCCCACTTTACGTGAACGACATCTTGGATCTGTAGTTGCGGCGATTTCGGGTGTTCCGAATTCAATTGCTCATCCCGTTGTGAGAACTCGTCTTACTCCTCAAGGTGTTGGTAAGCCGCCCGTCGATCTTGGCTCTCATCTTGTGGCGTATTCGCACTGGCCTGAGCCGACTGGAATACTGACCAGTTCGGCAATCACAACGACAGCCGGTTCGATGTTGATTGCTCGAGTGAGCAACTGGTACGCGTCGCAATACGACACGATGAGAGGAATGACGGACAGCAAAGGCAATGTCTGGATCACGCTGGAACAAGCTTGGATTACGTCTGATGAATGGGACGATTCAACGTCGATTCTTTATCAGTGTGCAACGAATGAACGTGGTTCGTCTCATACGTTCACGTGTTCGTATTCGCAGAATTCAGAATGCACTTTTTCGGTCGTTGAACTTTTCAACGTTACCGGGATGCACGACATCCAGCACACTGCTTACGGCTATCAGTACGGCAATGTCTTCGCGTCAGAATCGATCACAGTTCCACGCCAGGCATTGTTGCTCTGTTGGCTAGAACTCAACTGGTACGTCACAGCACCTACAACTGCGACCGCTGGTTGGACGATGGTGCATGAGTACGAAGCTGATGATAGTTCGATGCACGAAGCGCTGTTCTACAGGATTGTCGATGCTGGTACGTACTCGTGCACTCTTACTGTCACTGGGATTGCCCAAGGTGGTGGAGTCACGATTGCTGCGTTCATTGGGGACAATCCTTCGATAATCGCTACGCCTTCGGCGTCGAATAGAACGCGTCTCAGCCCGGCTGAGTCCGTTGCTATGAGCATCGTAGAAGCGCCAGTTGTTCTAGATCGGAAGTCTGGCCCTGCTTCAGCATCGGTTGTCATCGTAGTAGATACTGCCCCTAATTCAGCACAACGCTTTAGAGAAGTTGGAACCCTCGGTGCTGGAGCAGTATCAACGCAGCTGTCAGCTAGGTGTGTTCGGCGATTGACTTCGATTGCTGCAGACATGGCTTTGACTAATGTATCAGCTGGCCGGAGAAAGTTGGTTGAAACGACCGGTGAAACTATCGGTTCGTCAGTAAGCCCGTTGGCTGCCATTAGGCGCTCTCTTTCCGGGTTGACCAGCCTTGGCACCAGTCTCGAGTCTTCTCATCTTGGGCGGGCCGTTGGTGGCCACCAAACCATCGTTATTGGGTCTTGGTGGCCAGCTGCCGTCCAGCGCGGAGTACCGTCGTCTCTGGCTACGGTCGGAATTTTGGTTGTTGAAGTTGTCGTGCCTGTAATTCGGGCACGTGCTCTTGGTTCGTTTGGTGTCTCTGCATTGGCGTCTCATTCGTCTGTGCCAAGCCTCCGATCGCAATCTGTCGAATCGTGGTCGACTCAATCGGGTTCTATCTCTCAGCCGGTAACCGTTCCAAGGAAAGTAACCTCACCGGCAATATCTTCGATCGTAGCTATAACGGCGCCTCAAGTTTCTGCGTTACGAACTCGAGAGGTCGGATTTCAAAACACTGCTCTTGGTGTTTCGGAAGCATCAGCAAGTCTGTTCAAGATCGTTGACAGACCGTTGACTTCTATCAATGTCTTGCTTGCTCCGTCTAATGTCGAACGAGTGTTAGGGTCGATGGAGATATCGATCTTAGCTGGCGCTCATGTTGCAGTTACGAGCGCTGTTCAAACTAGATTGATTGACAGCTTCGATCTAGAGATGTCTTCTCTTGCCAGCGTATCGAGCGCTGTAAGGTTTGATCATGCTTCTTCGCCGATAGTCACCACGTTGACGCGTGAACCAATCATGCTCGGTGTTGTGACAACCGGGCTAAGCACGGTGTCAGCATCGTTGAACGTAACAGGGTTCAACTTAGGACCAATCGAAGTTCGCAATCGTGCTCGAGTCTACGGTCTTTTGACAGTGATCAAGATCGTGAGCAACACTTCTGAAAAAGACGACCCTCGTATTATCGTGAGGAAACCATGACCGACATCATCAAGCTAGGAGATATCGTAGTCGTCTACGGTACGTTGCTCGTCAATGACATCCCTACAGATCCAACGTATCTTCGGCTGGAAATCGTTGACCCTGTAGGCACTGTCACTTCTTACATCTGGACAGCTGATGTCGAAGTTGTGCGTGATACCGTCGGCGCGTTTCACTTCAACCTGATGATCACTCAGAATGGAAGTTGGACGTATCGGTGGTTCAGCAATAGCACTCTCACCGCGTTCGAAACTGGAACAATTGATGTCGCGAACACTGTCATCATTCAATCGGTCAATGATGCTTCTCCAGCCGCTGCAGTGGCCTTCGTTACGTTCCGTGTTTGGGATGGTGATGGCAATGCGGTTGACCTTGGAGTTGATCCTGTTCGAACAGATGCTTCTGGTGTGCTTTCAATTGCGTTACCAGACGGTTCGTACCGGATTTCAGCAACGAAGTTGAATTGGATCTACGATGTCGTCTACTTCGACATCACTACGTCGCCGACAACGGTTCTACTCGTAGGACGCCCGGTTGAAACCCGATGGCTGCATTGGGAAGATCTTGAGATGATCACTGACAAGGAAACAGTCGACAAGCTCTTCACCGACAAGAATACCGCGATGCGTGACATGGTGATGCTTGAGGACGTGCTTCAGCAAGCTGAGACCATCGCCGAAAGCCAGTTGCTTCGGAGTTGGACGCAAGCTCAGATCGTAACCCTTGCTCGGGGTGACAAGGGGTTGCGCGGTCAAGGAGCATGGCTCGCCATGGAGTTCGCAACTGAGCGACGCCACGAGTTCATCAGTGCTGAAGGCCATGGTCGCTATTGGGCCCAGTACGAGCGCTCGATGGCCTACTTCAAAGAACTAAGCAAGAGCCAGAGCCACAGTCGCGGCGAGGCTCAGGCTGGAAAAGGTTCGAATGCAGGTGGGGCCGTGCGTCCAGTGCTTCAAGCAAATCAATCAAGGCGTATCTTTGCTGATGAACCAGATGGAACTGGTCATGGTGGGTTCTGATGGACGGTGAGTTCATCGAATTTGATGGCCACGAACTTACTGATGAGTTGAGGACTCTTCAAGTTCGTGGCCAAAACTTGTCCGACATCAACATGCAACTCGCACAGATTCTGCATGTCATGGTTGAAGACAAGTTCGAAAACGAAGGACCTGGTTGGCAACCGTTTGCCAAATCAACTTTGCGTAGACGGCGAGAATCGAAGTCTCCAAAGTTGTTGCAAGATACTACTGAACTTATCGGCAGTATGACTCCGTTTGGCGGAGATGACTTTGCTGAAGTGTTCACGAACAAGAAGTACGCCAAGTATCATCTCACAGGAGATGGAGTTGCTAAGCGCGACTTCTTCGATATCGACGTGCCAAAAGCTTTAGAGATGTTCGATGAGATCATCACATCAGAAATAGCAAGGGGCAGATGACTCAAGAAATGAGAAGCAACTCGAGTGTGATCGATATCGCTCGAGATATCATGTCAGTAATCTCTCCGACAACTGGTGTCCGCGGTAGCGGTAAGGTCTTGATCAAGACCAAAGAAACAACGTCCGTCAACCTCCCACGCAACTGGCACCTGATTCCAATCGTCAATGGAGCAGCCAGAGAGGACCTGCTCTTCAAGGTTGGGCAAGGGCCGCTTCGGGCAAAGTACCCTAACGGCAAGCGCATAAAAACGGACCCTAACGAGCCCGACACCGAATCGTGGTGGTCAGTGCAGCCTGGTGGCACGCTCGTCAACATTCACTCCCTAGTCGGCGGCAATCGGCACAACTTGCCCAAGGGCACGAAGTTCATCTTCGACCCAGGACATCCTGACTTGGAAAGTGAAGCCATACTCCAGCGAGACATCACAGACGGGGCAGACCCAACGCACTTCGGTGGATGCCGTTCTGTTGTCCAGTTCGAGCAACTGAACGCGGTCGACGTTTCGCTGGACACGTTTCGGGCATCGGTTGGCAAGTTCCCTGCGGTTGTCATCGTGTGGGATGGTAGCGAACCAGCTGATGGCACGACCCAGAGCAGTATCGACCGTGGTCGAACTCGAGTTGGTCCAACGATGCAGCTCTTCAAGGAGCGCTTCAACCTGTTCGTGATTGTTGAACGCTTGGATAGTGGTTCCGTTCGAAGCGCCGAAGGACTACTCCTGCTTGACCACATCACCGGATGGCTTACTGATCAACAATCCATTGACGGACAGATATTCAGCTCACCGACCGGCGTTCAGATTCGAGGACGAGGACGTGTCGCAGGAAACAACACGAACTTTCAACACGTCTACGTCTACTTGCTTCAGATCAGTGTCACGACGACATTGGTGCCTTACGACTCCAGAACGTTCAGTCTGTGGCTTCGAACGCACAACGAGTTCCTGACATTCGAAAAGGACGGAGCCGGCGAGCGAAAGGTCGTAGTCTCTCAAGACATCGACATGACGGCCGGTTCGGAGTAGATTCAAGCGGAGGTTAGCCGTGCCAGAGTTCCACTATGTTTCCTCAGTCAAAGGACATCTCGTAACGAGGTTTCCATCCTTACGAATGAGCGTTGCCCAGTACATTGGAGCGACGCGCAAGGGCAAGACAATCGTCTGGGATGAAAGCGAAGTCTCTGCCATTTCCGAACAAGAATGGCAGAAGTTTCGACGAGAGTATCGGCGTTGTCTTTCCGACAAGGTGCTCGTCGAACGTACGAAAGAGGAATTCGAAACCTACGTTGCCGAAAAGATTGAACGCGAAACCAAAGCTTTGGAAGCGGCCAAATCTGAATCTGTAGAGCAACCTCCTTCGGAGGGAACCACCAACCAAACGACTGAAGGAACACCGAAAGGCAAGAGGGCTAACCGCTAGGCCTCTGAAGGAAAACGATCATGACTTTACCTCTCGCAGTCAGCCCGAGCGTTCTGACGCCAGGGCTATACCTAAAGATCAACTTGTTGTCTGGAGCGGGCTCCGTAAGCTCGGCCATCCTGCGAGTTCTGTTGATGGCTCCAAAGGCATCAACAGGAACCATTACACCTGACACTGAAGTCCGTGTCGGTGGAGGCGAAGACTCGGCTGGAGTTGCCTATGGCATTGGCACGCCGGGGCATCTTGCTGCGAGGCAACTCTACAAGGCGTATCCAAGTGCCGTTGTCGACTTCGTTGCTCCTATTGCAGGAACTGGTGCTGCAACGGCGACCATCACAATCAGCGGTGCACCAACGGCAAACACTGCAATTGGGATCATTGCAAAGGGCATCGAGTTTGATGTTGGTTGGCTTGTTGGAGAAACTCCTGACAACGTGCGCGACAAGGTGATCACGGCAATCAATAGCCGTACTGATCGACTTCCATTCACCGCTTCTGCTGGTGGTGTTGGGATTGTGACTTGCACGTTCAAAGTCACTGGCAACATCGGCAATGACTGCAAGATTCGATGTCGGATGCTCTATCCGGTTTCAGGAACAGAAGCCGTCTTACCGACCACGATGACGGCGTTCACTGGTGGAACTACCGATCCCGATGTATCGAATGCGATCGATGCAGCTCAAGGACGTGAGTACCATTACATCGTTCCGTGTCTCAGCAATACCGATGCTTGCCTGACATCTTCGTCGAGCAACGTCGAACGGCTGCTGACTCATATTCAACAGTACAATGAGGGCATCGACGCGAAGCTTCAGCAGATCGTGTACGGAAGTACTTCGCTGCAAACGGCTGCAGAAGCAGCCGCTGTCTCGCGAAACGTTGGCTATTGTCAACACGTTCTTTGCGTCAACGGCGGGTCGTTGCCTTGCGAGTTTGCAGCCGCCGAAGCAGGGGATCGCCTTGCAGCTGTCAGTCTAGATCCAGCTGCGAACCGCATTGGCAACATCATCGGGAACGAGCTCTACGGTTCTGCAGACATCACTACAGACAAGCCGACTCCTTCGAACACAGAAAGCGCTATTGGCAATGGCGTTTCGATCGTCAGCTACGACATGGCAGAGAACCTCATTGTGGTTCGACCTGTCACGTCGTATTCGCAGAATTCGGCAGGAGGCCCCGACCGCCGGTTGCTAGACACACAGAATGTTGATGCAACGTACATCATCGCTCGCGACCTTCGTTCTTCCATCCCGGCAGAATTCCCCAACGCCAAGATCCAGAAAGACTCGGCGCCAGGTGCAGACCCTGCTCCAGCGGGGGTCATCGAAGAACGCGATATCAAGACGTTCGTCATCTCGCGCCTTCGTGCATGGCAACGCGGTGGAGTTGTGCTCCAGTCCGCGCTGGATGCGGCTATTGCAGACGGCTCGTTGGCAGTTGAAGTCAACGAGAACGATCCGTCTCAGGTGGACATCCTTGTTCCTCTGAAGATCATTCCACCATTGGCCAAGTTCGGCGTCGTGGTCAACCGCGAGCCCATCACTGTCACATAAGGAGACCGAATCATGTCGGCAGAACCACAGAAGTTATTTCCTCGCGGGTTTATCGCGATGGGCAATGGCGACCTCATTCAGGTCACCTCCGTCAAGATCGACCACACGAACAACGCGAAGCAAGTCCACACTATCCGACGAAAAGGTGCAGGGATTACGCTTGGCGTAGAAGAGACCACGGTGTCGTTCGATGCAGTGGTTGATCAAGATGGTTCCGAGCGCGATTACTTGAAGATGCTCAAAGCCGGAACTATCAAGCAACTACGCGTCAAAGTGCCTGGCGAAACCCTCACGATTACGGGCACGGTGAGTGCGTTGTCGAAAGAGCTCCCTCTCGACGCCGAAATCAAGTATTCCATCACCTTCATTGGACGGACGGAGGATAACTAGCAACCATGCCCAAGATCGATCCTATCACAATCGCACACGATAGACAGAAGCTCATCCAAGAGATTCTGAAGCGGTCTTGGGCTGACTTGCAAGTTCTCGAGTTCCAAGGGCACCTGCTCTTCCCTCATCAAATCGTGCGCTACACGGCGTCTGGTCGCGAATTGATAGATGTGATGTTGCGGGTGCCTCGGGAACCAGTTTCACGCAAGGCTCGTCTTCAAGCTAGAGCATGGGCTTCCAAGGTTGGGCTCGATCCGAATCTAGATCCTGACCTGTTCGACAACATGGACACAATGTGTCTGTTGTCGCTCAGCATTCGAAACATCACGCCACCTCACGAGCCATGGGAACCGGACCCCGCAGTACTAGAAGAAAAGTACGACCGCCCTTCGCTGGACGCAGCGTGGGCTCGCATTGAAGCGCTTCGCATGGTGATTGACCCGCAAGAGGGAGTCATTGACGAAGACACCTTTGCTATGCTCATTGCGACGATCGCGAAAAAGGGCAATATCGACCCTTTAGCCGTGCTCGATTCAAGTGGGCTACAGAGCTTCATAGTGCGTACGGCGAAGCTTCTTCAGAGCTACCGGCCTTCAGAGTCTTGATGGGAATTGTGCGGTTGCTAGATTGTGGACGCATCACAATCAGTGACGTTCGAGGGCTCCTAAAGCCTTCAGGCAACTTCGAAGCGCTCATCAACGTGCTGAGCAAGTAAGGAGCAATCTATGTCAGTCAGGGAAGCATCAATCCGCGTCAACATGAAGGCGCAAGGCTTCCTGAGTGGCCTTCGTCAATTGCTCCAATCTGCTGAGACGACAGCCACTAAGATGGGAACCTCGTTCAAGAACGCGGTTGGTCCATCTTTCACGGCAGGAATCAAAAAGTCCAAGGACGCACTGAAAGATCTGGGCTCAGGCGTCAAAGAAAACATGAAAAACGTCGCGACGCTTGGCGGCGCGATTGGTACTGGCGCGTTGATCAACAACGCAATGCAACTTCAAGAAATCTATGGACAGGTTGCGTTCCAGCTCGAACGTTCTACGGGTAAGGCCCATTCGCTAGCCGAGGTTCAGAACTACGTTACGAGTTCTGCACGCAAGACCAAGCGCACGCACGAAGAGCTCGGCAACGCAATGGCCGTGATGCTTGACCGCGGTGCTGACCCAACTTTCGCAATCCAAAGCCTCGAAGCCGTTGGTCACGTGATGAACGTGACGGGTAAGGAAAGCGAAAAGGTCGGGCGCCTGCTCGCTGGCATGCAGATCAAGTATGGTCTCAACGCTCAGCAAGCGTCTTCGATGATGGACGAAGTGCTTGTCACTCAAAGTGCAGGCAAGCTCTCCTTAGAAGAGTACATGGAGGATTTCAACGAGTTCGGTTCTGTCGCAAAGACAGCCGGTCTTGGTGGAATCAAAGGCCTTCAGTTCATGCTCGGCATGATCACCAAGATGGGGCCAGCGCTCAACGGTTCAACTGGTGAAGTCAGTGCAGGCTTGGACATCCTGTTCGAGCGCTTGCGCGACGTAGGCATAGTTGAGAACATCTTCAAGACGGCTGCTCCTGGTGTGAAGTTCGACAAGAAGCAATTCGTCGCGCTGGACAATGCAGTTGACCAGCTTGAAGCGCTGTCAAAGGGCGGCCCGAAAGTGATGGCTGCTTTCAAGGAGAGCTTTACAGGACGCGAAGAGACAGCTGCAATTGAAGCGATGATGGGGTCTTACTTCAAGACCTACAATGAACAGATCGGAAAGGGCGTCAAGGACACCCAATCTCATCTCGATGCGATGGAAGACTTGCGTATCGATTTCGATGACATGACGAAACCGATAGCTGAGCAAGGAAAGATCGCAGAACAGAGCGCAAGGATTCAAGAAACCGGTTCGGCCAAGGTTCGCAGTGCGATGAACATTCTGAGTGAGGCAATGACGAAGCCTCAGATGCTCGAAGCAATCGATAGCCTTGCTGAAAACATGCCTACGCTCGCCTCGGGGTTTGCCAAGATAATTGGATTCGTGGTGAAGCATCCGTTGCTCGCAGCCGGCGGGTTTGCTGCCGGCAAGGTCGGCCTGTCGTTCGCTAGTGGCGCACTCGGTGAAGCAGGCTCAAAGATCGGAGGAGCGGCTGCCAAAAGCATTGCGACTCAGGCCGTGGCAATGGGGCCATGGAAGACGGCAGGGGCCGCCCTAGGCATCGCCGCGGTCGCTTACCTGGCCTACAAGGGCGGTGAAGCGCTCATTGACTCCATGTACGAGGCACGCTCCAAAGAGCATGGGGCGGCCGTTGGCGCCGAAGCATCGGCCTTCGCAACGGCAGGCGGAACCAACATGGTGAAAAAGGAGCAGGAGCTCCAAGGAATCAGGGCTCAGCTTGCCAAAGCCAAGGAGGAGCAGTCGAGCGTCGGGGGCATGGCATCGGATGCAGCCAATTCGTTCTTCGCCGCGCTCGCTGGAGCAGGGGCAGCCGTTGGGCTCAATGATGACGTAGGGTATTCGGATACTCGAGCCGACAGCATCGCCAAGCTTGAAGCGGCCGAACGTGAACTCACAACGAGCATTGAGAAGCAGAAGAAGTCCACTCAAAACGTTGCTGAAGGTGGAGAGCAAGCAGCAAAGGCTTTGACCTACGCGAGCATTGCTGCGAACAACTTCACGAAGGCGATGCGAGATGCAGGTGGAGACGGACTTTCTCATCCTAAAAACACTGGTCCTGGGTTTCTCTTCAGTAACGGCTAATCTGTTGACCTGTTCGGCCAATTGGCTTTAGGTAGACTCAAAGACATGACCGTCTTCGAGCAATATCCAGTCGCCAGTTGGAAGGTCGGTAGCCTTCCCGAGCTGAAGTTCCCAGTTTTGGGTATCAGCGAGTCGGGTGGAAACCGGCTCGTTGAACGTGAACGTCCATATCGCGACGGCGCAAAGCTCGACGATACGGGCAGCAAGTCAAAGAAGTGGGGTCTTCGAGTTTGCTTCGACAATGGAATTGAAGAGGAAGGCTTAGATCCCTCCAAGCTTCTCTATCCAGATGTGCTCAATGAGATGATCGCTAGTTTCGACATTCATGAAACTGGAGATCTCATTGTACCAACTCGAGGACGCGTTCGAGTTCGAGCTGAGTCGTACCAACGAGAAGAGACGGAAAGTGAACGTGATGAAGCAATCGTCACGTTCACGTTCTCTGAAGATAACGAAGACAACGTTGGTGCGAATCAATTCGAGCCAATGAGCATTCATGCAAGCGCAAATCGTCTTACTGAGCAGACCGTATTCAGCGCGACTAGCGAAGGGTTGTGGGGCACTTCACTTGCAGACCTGAATGAGTTCGCTAGTGAACTCGAAGGGCTTGCCAACTATCCTGGCGACACGCTTGCAAACATCGACAGTCAATGCAGCATTGTCATTGGGGCAGCGAATCGCGTAGGGCGGGCCTTCACTCGAGAGAGCGAAGAGAACCGCAACATGCTCAACGATCCTGAAATGAGCCTAACTCAACGCAAGCTTGAAGAGACCAAGGACATGGCTGCTCGAGCACGAGCTGAAGCGTATAAAGGTCGGCCTCGGCTCGTACCGTACTACGTTATAGGCGATACGGACTTGTTCACAATCGCAGCTCAGCTCGAGATGGCTGCAGAAGATCTGATCGAGATCAATCGAGCTGTTGACCCGTTCAATGTACCGAAGGGTATTACGATTGATGTGATGGAGAGCGCCTGATGTCTCGTGGCCCAAGTTCTACGAACAAGAGTCGCGGTAACTCGCAACGCTACTTGGACACCGTTCGAATTGAGAGCGAGAACGGTGAGAACTTCGACATCTTCAACAGCCTGAGCATCGTGAATGACTTCATGGCTCCGAGCGAAGCGGCTTTCGAAGTTGGAGACGACGGTACTTGGGCAGAACTCGAAGACATCACCGGCCTTGGCAAGAAGTTCAAGGTCTTCGTCAACGAACGCTTGCGCCTCACGGGACGAGTCGAGTTGAACGATATCCCAATCGACTCGAGCAGTGGAGCACTGACACGTTTCACCGTTCGAACGTTGATGGCTGATGCGATGTATGCGTGCGCCAACCCGAACGTGAAAGTGAAGTCAACTTCGATCAAAGATTTCATTCTCTACTTGTGGGCTCCACTTGGAGTCACAGAATCAGACTTCGTATTTCTTGCAGACGTGAGTCGCAACCTAATGACCGGCAAGTCCAGCGACGGTACGAAGCCGAAGGTCGCGCTGGAAGATCTCAATGAGGAGCAGGCAAAGGTCAATCCACCTGAGACTATCTACCAAGCAACAGATCGCCATCTGCAACGACATGGGTTGATGCTTTGGGATGCTCCTGATGGCAAGATCGTTGTAGGTGCTCCTGATGACAAGCAGATGGTTCTATATCAGTTCCGCATGTTTGGTGAGCCAAGTCGGCGCAACATGAACAACGTGCTGAGCATGCAACGGACGAAGGATTGGTCTGGCGTGCCCGGGTTGATCTACATGGCTGGAACTGGTGGGAATAAGGATTGGACGAAGAGTAAGGTCAGGGGATTTGCTACTCAGAATGAACTCGACAAGGCTGGATTCTACCGCCCTGTTCTAATTGTCAACGAGGGGTTGAAGAACGACAAGCTTGCTCAACGCCAAGCTGAACGTGAGATGACCAACAGGTCCAAACGAATGGATTCTTGGACCGTCTCTGTTGATGGGTTGAGCTACTTCGATGGTATGGAGCGGTATCAGTACGCGATCGATACAACTGCTGAAGTCATCAGTTCAGTTGCAGGTGGTCCGAACGGTGCCTACTTGGTAACGCGTGTTCAGCTCAATAGAAACGTCAACGAAGGTGATACCGCTGAGCTGACATTGCTCAAGCGCGGGCTTTGGAGGTTGTGATGGGAGCGTTCGACTTCGTTGCTCAGTTTGCTCGAGTACTTGATTCGAGTATGAATCCAAAGACGTTTGCCATTCAGGTTGACGTTGGTGGCATTGGCAGTTTCGACATCGACGAAACAGATGATGCTGATGGAGAGACTAGTCCACAGAGTGAGATGTATGGAGCACTTGGATTCGTCGGGCGGCCAAGGAACAAGCAAACGATTCGTGGCAAAGAGTACTTCTGCGAAGCTCTTTGCATGAGAACGTCAGATGGCTTGGTTCCAATCAGTTGGCGCGATCTTCGATTGAACTCGTTCTTCCCGAACGGTGTTCCCGAGGGGCGTATTGGAATGGTTGGCTACGGTGGAGGCTTCCACACGATTGATCTTACCGAAACCAATAACGGCGATCAGAAGTCAAGTATTCACTTCATCTACGCCCCATATTCGTTCAGCAACGGAACACCTAGCAAGGCGATGGCCATCTGCCTCGATACGACACCAGGTTCCGAAAACATCTCAATGAGTATCGGCGGTGGAACTAGTGGTTACCAGATGACGATGAACGAGATTGATGGCGTTCAAGTTCGAACGCCCAATACTGGCACTTGCTTCAACATCCGCGAGAAAGAGATCTTGCTAACCGCTGAGAAGATCATGCTCAAAGGCAATGTCTACGTAGGGTCTCAAGCCGAAGTTGGAATACCGCTACTTGCCGGTCCAGCGAGTCCGCCGTGCCCGAGCTTGTTCGTTTCTCCAGTGTAGGAGCGCACCATGGCAATGATTGTCGGTACCATCTCTATTGACCCCGTTACAGGGGCAACCCTCTCGGCGACAGGGGCAGCTGGAGCCGCGTTCACTTCGCTTCTTGCCAAGACCGTATTTGGTACCCTTCAGACAACGAACCCCCCGGCTTACGCTGCAGCGAAGCAGCAGATTGCAGACATCGCCGAAGCCATTGCAACGGCGACAGCCTACTTGCTTTCTGATGGTCAGCTGCAAGGCACGGTCGCCCCTGGTATCGCTGTCGCCACCACGGGAACGGCGTCAGCCCAAGCCGGAGCGACAACGGCAACTGGAACGATCACTGGTACGGTCATCTAATGGCGACCCTTTGCAAGTTCCCGAAGCTTCCAGGCTTGCCAATACTGGTGATCTTTCTACCAGTCTTCCCAGCGTTGCCTACGCTTCCAACCTTGCCGTTTCTCAACTTGCCAGGGCTGCCCCACCTGCCCGCGTTGCCGATTCTTGCAATCCCTCTACCGGTCTTCCCCGCGCTACCAACGCTCCCCACCTTGCCGTTCTTCGCCCTGCTCATTGGGTTGCCCCATCTGCCCACGTTACCGGTATTGGTGATCCCGTTGCCTATCTTGCCGGCTCTGCCTGTGCTGCCCGTATTGCCGACGCTACCGTGCCCACTCGACCTTGCGGCATAGGTAGGCACCCTGCGCTGGACCCCTTGCTAGCGCGTCGTTTGGTGCCCTTAGTGACCCTTTCTCCTTGACACTCTCGAACGGAGTTGCTCGTGGTGATAGAGTCCCTCCATGTCGTATCCCTACATTCCAACGGCAGGCATTTCCCCACTGGGAACAACCGAACTGACGGAATACCGGCCCCTTCCACCTCCACCGGTAATTCGGGCCGATAGACTGGATTACCAAGAACAGGCGTTCACGAGCGTGTTTTCCGACCGAGACCCAACGGACTCCGCGGTAATCGAGGCTCTGTGGCGGGTTCGCGGTAGCGGGGCGGCCGTGCGCAATACTGGAGCTCGGTTCTTGGACGTGCGTAAGCTTGACGACAAGGCCAAGATCTTGCTCGACAACGAAGCACGTATCGCCCTCTCGAGGATAATCAGACGAGGGGACATTACTGTCACTAAGATCGTAGTAGAGACGGGCGGTGACTGGGCTGAAATCTCAGTGTTCTACGTGAACAACAAGACGCCTTCTCAGAAGAAAACTAGAATCGCAAACTTGCGGCTGCCATAGGAGACTTCGTAATGGCTCTTTCAGAAGATCGAAAGTTCGTAACGTTCCGACGCGGCAAGGTTCGCGACGACATCATTCTTGCTCGTTTTCGAAACACGTTGCGAGGCAAGATCAATCCAGACTCGGGTCAGCCATTCACCGAAGACGAGATTGCTGTCATCACACAAGAGGACAGCCGCTTCTACATCGAAGCCGATGGTATCGACCTCTACGGACAAGCCGTGCAATCGCGCGCTCTGTGGTTCGTCGACCAGATTCATCCAGCACGGGCAGCAAGCGGGTTCTTGAACAGTTTCCATGGCGCTCTTTGGCTTCCCGATGGCTATCTGCCTGCAACTGGCGGCTCGGGGCCCGTGCTCGCTACTGGCAGCTCTGGGACCATCTACGTTGGAAGCACTACCATCGGGGACCCAACCGCAAGCATCGCCAGAGACCCCGCGGGTAAGCGCTATCAGGTACTTGTCACAACGATAGCCGACACCAACGGCAATGCGACGCTTCAGATGCAGGGCATCGACACCGGGGACTCGACCAACCCCCTCGCTGGAACGTTGTTCACGTGGATCAATCCGCCGTTGGGAACGGCACCAGAGGCGCAAGTAGTCACGTCGTTTTCAGGTGGGTTCAACCAGGAAACTGAAGCTGAGTTCGCTCAGCGTCTCATTCGGAGAATTCGGAACAAGCCAGGAGCAGGAAACAACGCCCAGATGCGTATCTGGGCAGGGCAATCGAGCAATGCTGTTCAAGATTCTTTCATCTATGCGACAGCACTTCATTCTGGAAGCAATGTTGTCGCTATCGCACAGAAGCGAGGTAGCACTATCGGACCGTATGCTCGAGTTGCGAGTATTGGTACATTGACGACAGCAACCGCGTTTCTTACACCTCCGACTAGTCCTGTCGTTCCTCATGGCGTTCACACGTTGGTTGTTCCGATGAACGCGCAACCTGCAGACATCGCCATTTCGTTGTCGATGCCGAAAGGTTCAATCGGAGGGTGGAACGATGTTGATCCATGGCCTAGATACAGCCTTGCCTATCCATACGGCATTATTGTAACCAGTTCGATAGGATTGACGTTTCAATTCTACACTGACGTTCCGATCGAAGGTCTCGCTATCGGAGGAACTCTCACTGGCGCTAACTTACCTTCGATGATGATCTGGGATGTATCCACATCTCAGTTCGAAGCGCTTGCAGTATCTAGCATCGCGTATCTGTCTACGAACCTTTACGAAGTGACTTTGAGTTCTGCTCCGACGTCGTACCTAGGTCTGAATGCTAGGATCAGTCCGTTGAACAATCGTCACGCCATCATCTCTGAAGTGTTTCAAGACTACTTCGACGAACTCGGGCCGAGTGAACTCGTTGCATCGAACGACATACGATTTGTCAGAGCCGCCAGGTTTCCACGCCCAGATCAAGAATACACGATGCGTGCAGGACAGAGTGTCATTGCACGTCTTGATGATCAATTGGGCGGAGCCTTGTCAGATGCCGAATTGAACTACATCTCGCGTAATACTCCAGACATACCAACCGAGTACTACATCACCTTGGGTCCAAACTTCTTGACTCTAGGTCATCTCGGCATCTACGCCTTCGAATGAAAGGAACAGCATCATGTCAGGTTTTCCAAACCGAATCTCAAGGAATAGCTTTGGTCCGACTCTCGAGAACAAGTGGCCAGTTGTAAACCCCAAGCACGACATCGGTGCCGAATCGTTCAACCTACTTTTCCATCAAGTTGGTGGAATGAACTTGATCACAGCTCGAGGTCTTCTGTTCGTTGATGTGAATTCTGGAACCGGAATTGCGACAACGACGTACCAAGGAATCGCTTGGGACCCAAACGGACTTTTGCCAAAGATCGTTTGGACTAGGAGTTCAGCAGGCGTCTACACGTGGTCGTTGCCATCAGTCGGATACGCCGATGAAGCCGGCAACGTGATTGAAGTCGAAATCTTGGGAGGTATTCCGTTGCCTCAAGAACTTGTCGGAACCGATGTTGCAGTTGGTCAACATGTCAAGACAGGTGTTCGTGCTGGAACGGTACACATCATCGTTCCAGCGCTTGCGAACGCTCATTCCGATTCGGATTTCTTGTTCCTCTTCTGGTGATCATATGCCTCTAGCAAGTGGCAACTCATTCCCGTTCCAAGTCGGTGGTAGCCCAACTCGGTTCGAATCGACTTACACTGCAATGCAACGCATTGTCGGTCGAAACGGATACTCTACAGATGACGATGAGATTGAAGCGTTGTGGAGACAAGCCAAGGCCGATGCCTTGGCTGCCCTTGGTACCTTCGATGAACGTGCCGCGATGCAAGCGTCACCAGAGACAGCGACTGACTACATCTCTGTCTACGAAGAGATCTTGGGCATCACCATCGACACCGAGCAATCTGATCAACAACGTCGTGATGTCATCGTACCTGACTATACTGGCATTCCAGAATCGTGGACTTCTGGGATCGATAGAGCTATCAAGCTGATAGACACGTTGGCATCAGTTCTACATCGTCCATGGATCAATTCTGGTTCGTGTCAAATAGGACGTTGGTACGAACCGTTCGATGGCACTGATACTTACGACGCCCTCGGGTTTAGAGCGGCAACGTCGTGGCCAAACGTCAGTGACATGCACAGTGTGATCGTACTGTACGACATCGGTTCTGGAGCAGTACCGAATCGAGAGCAGCAAAGGAAAGCACTTCAAATTCAAGATCACTTGAACGAAGTCTGTCCAGCGTGGGTTGACTTCCACATCGTATATTCAACTGGCTTCGTTCTAGATCTAAGCCGGTTGGATGCAACCGGTTTCGGGAGCTAGCAATGGGACTCATCATCAATCCAAACGAGAGCTATCAGCCTAGACACCTTGCAACGAGCACTGTCGCGATGAGCATCTACAACGTACTAGCCGTCGCTGGACGTGAGATGACTATTGTTGACATCTACAATGCGATTTGCACTGGTCATAATCAAGCGCTTCCGAAAGATCAAGTCGTTGAAGCGTTACAAGGTCTCTGTCGGCGTAGATTCGTTCGAGTCTATGACGTCGATGATAGAAACAAGAGTCAACGGTTTTCAACTGCAGACAGTCTTCATCGTGTCATTCGAGCTCGAGATCGTTCTGGTGATGGATGGGACAATTGGCGTTTCGTGAATCGAGACGGAAGCGTTCAACGCTTGGAGGATATCCATGTTTAGTCGAGTCAATGCACTTGGTTGGGCGCTGTTCGAAGAGTTGACTAGTGCTCAGATGAATCAACTCGACTTGAATGCAAGTCGAGCGATCGATGGAACGTTTGGTGGAACGTACAATCCGAGCGGTCCACTTGTTGTTGAGAACATGACGATCACGAACTTGACAGTGACATCTATCACTGCGGCCGTAACGTCAACGATCACGTGCAATACGTTGAATTGTCTGAGCTTGATGGATTGCACTGGTACCGCGTATTTCAGAGCTTCAACGTATTTCACGTACGAGGTCACTTTCACTGGCACGTCGAGCATGTTCTTTTCGTCGAGTGGCATGATCGACATCACGAATGGCATGTTCCGAATTCGGAATGGCGGTTCTGCTCTCTTCGCAAGTGATGTTGACTTCAATGACGACGCAGTGGTCAACGTCTCAGGGTTTGCTGATTGGACGTTTTCCAATCAACCAATCTTCAACGGTGGATTTCGAGCATACAGTCCAATCATCTTTGAAGATGCACCATCGTTCGTTGATGGGTTGATCATTACTACTGGTCAGTTGATCCAGTATTCAACCCCTCAATCTTGGGTTGTTCGATTTCCATTCGTTCTTGGTTCTCAACGCAATACGCTTTCCAGTGCATTCGATTTCACTGTCACTGGTCTCTTCAGGCAGATCGACAATACGACGTGGCCGCTTCGGCTATGGACGTATCCACAGGGGTTATGGGGCAAGACTCCTTTCAACATCACCGCTGCCGAATTCCGGGTTCGAGCAGAGAACCTTACGGGGTCTCCAATTGGTGACACGGAGTTCAACATCTTCGTTCTTGATGAAGATTGGGTTCAAGATGGAGCTTCTTTGACAGCGATCGATGCTGCTCCGAATAGTGCAAGCGATCATTCTGCTACTTGGTCAGGAACTGCCAAGGCTGTAGACCCATCATCACAGATCTTCGGTATCTCCTTCTACGGGTATGCCGGTGGAGATACCCTCAACAGCACTACTAAGTGGTACGAAATCAAGACGGTGCGGTTGACCTTACAAGCCAGTGCGAGGGGCCTCTACTAATGCCTGACTTCTTCGTCGAACTTTCTGGATCACCAGTGTTGGCGAACGTTCCTTGGGAAGACGCTCCAAGCGTTTCAAGACCTAGTAGAATCACGAAACAGAACGACCGAGCATATCGAAGGATCAATGCCACCGTTGGAACAACCCTTCAACTCTCAGCAATCGTCATAGGACATTTCATGCCAGAAGCTGATTCAGTTGTTGGGTTGTTCACGATGTGGCCACTCGAAGTTCCTTCTGGTGGCGATATGCCGTTGCAAACGATCCCTTACACGAACGTTAGCAGCATCCAAACGTTCACGATGAACAGAGTCGGTCATTATACGTTTGCCGTACGACATGAGAACGTAGGTGGGGCGCCATTCTCTGCTGCGGGTGGGGTGATCGTCATCCACCTAGAAAGTATTGCACTACCATGACAACGGCTGCTCGAATCGACGAACTATGCCCTGTTGATATTGGAGCACAGAAGATCGTTCTGTCGTTGGCAACGATAGATTCGAAGCCTTTGGCGCATGTTCCATTCGCTCTGAACGTCGACTACTCCAGCGCTGGATCGATTGGCATTACGATGCCAGTTGAACTCATCTTTCAAGGGCCAATTGCTGGGCAACGTTTCAAGCGCACGTTCAGCCGTTCTCTTCCATCGAGTCTGTTGTTGACGCCTCAGAGTGGAGGGCGTCATCTGGTTCTCTTGCGAGAGATGTATCACAATCGGTGGCAAGGACAGCTCTTCGTTGATGTCGAAGGCGAAGACACTCAACAATCGGAGGATCGATAACTCATGGCAACTACGAATCTTGCGCGCTTCACCATCAACGGCACTCCATCTGAAGACACTACTGGAAAGCGTGGTTACGATGCTGGTGCGGGTGAAGTACTAGCTATCACGCTTGAAGCCAACCCGGCTCTTGGTGTATTGACGATCAAGTACGATGTTCACGATTCTGCCAATCTTGCTAGTCCAGTGAACAGTCTGTACGATTCTGTTTTGACGTTCACTGAAAACGGCGAAGAGTCATACATCACGTCATCGATCAATACGACGGTTCATATCACCGTTCCTGCAGGAGCAGACATCAGTTCGTATTTGATTCGAGCAACGGCTGCAACCGCAACAGGGGCTCACATCTTCGAACGACTCATTTGCGTTCGTAAGAACGGGCTTCGAATGACCGTTCCTGCAGAGTCTTTGCAGTACTCTCAACGTGGTTGGAGCGATGCCCTCAACGAACTGACCAAGATGATGGCCGATGGTGCAGTTTCTGTCTCAGTGGTTTCAAGCACTGCGACAGGAACTGTTGCAGCGTTTCCTGCTGGACAACGGCGCATCTTCCATTCTGATGGAACAACGAATGGAGGTGTTTGGACAGCACTGAATGCACTCGATCTATTGAGTGCGGTTTCAGACAATAGCCTTCCGGTTGCGAAACTCATCGCAGGTACGGAAGGCTACTACTTGAGAACGGTTTTGGGATTTCCGTTCTGGACCAACGTGCTTGACGGCAGTCAAATCTCAACCAATTCTGTGAGTCCTGCTGCTTTGACTGGTGGTACTGCGAACACCGTACTGACCAAGAATGGATCGAACGTAGCAACGTGGGCAACTATTGTTGATGCGAATGTTTCTGCAAGTGCTGCAATCGACGTCACGAAGCTTGCTCTCAGTGCGGCAATGAGATCTGTGCTGACAAGTAGTAGCTCGAGCAATGCTTGGACAGCTAACGTAGCTGTCGACTCCTGTTCGGCGATGCTGTATCTGCAGACCAACGGGTATCTGTATCTCAGTCAAGCAGCAACCGAACCACCGAACCCAGCTGCTTGGGGAACGATCGTCTACTCAGACGTTTCTGTTCTCAAGTCGAAGTTCAACAACGGAACCATCTGGGAGATTGCTTCACAAGCATCGTAAGAGGATCTAATGGCAGACCATACACATCGAATTCTCAGAAACATCAAGAGAACGGTTACTTCAGACAGCTACGAAGTCTTGTTGTCCGAACCAGGTTCTTCGTTCTTCGGTGCAGGAACCATCGCTGGAGTAGACAAGTGGGTTGCTTATGGTCTAGTTGAAGCGGTCTTGCTTCGACTTAGCACAGGAGGAGATGGACAACGATATACGTTCTTGCTTCACAGGAACCAAGCCTCTTCTACAATCGTTCTAGTAGCTGGTGCTCTTCAAGATCAAGTTGGGGTCTTAGATCAGTTCGTTTCAGTTGACGTTGATGGCAGCAACAACTTTCGAATTCTTGGAAGGTCTCATGATGCAGATCCTGCAATCATCAGTGTCACTTTAGACCTTCACTTCATCTGCCATACGTACACATGAAACGCTTGAACGTCATCGTACCGCTGAGCCGCCCGTTGATGGTTGACAACGTTCGAACTAACTTCGAACGACAGCGGTACCAGAACAAGAGGCTCGTTGTCGTGCAGAACGGCCCGGGCCTCGGCGCTTGTCAGCGTTCAGGGTTCCAGCCAGACGTGCTCATCGACATTGATAAGGTGCATCAAAGCACGGCGAAGAACACAGCGCTGGAGTACCTGCGAAGTCATGGTGAGAACTACTTCGCAACGTTTGATGATGATGACTACTACGGTCCTGGCTATCTAGAAGAGATAGCTGATGGGTTCGACCGCGGGTTTGAAGTGAGTGGTAAGACGGCTATCTACATTCGGTTCGCCGACAACCGCATGGTCTTTGCAGCGCAATCAGGGGAAGGCTGTAAAGTACGGAACGTGAATGGGCCTACTATCTCAGGCGTGCTTACCAAGGACACGCCGTTGTTCGAAGAGTTGATCTGGGGCGAAGACAACGATTGGCTCGGCAAGATGCTTCGGAGTGGGGCTAAGATCTGGAGTTCAAGTCGCAACAACTTCTGTTGGATGCGTCGAGGTGAGAGGCATGGGCACACCTACCGCATCACTGACGCAGGCTTGGAGAACTCGATTTGCTCACTGGGAACTGTCTACGAATGCGGGGAATTCTGCGAACGTGTTGTTGATGGGGTGGACGCTCCTGCTCGTTTTGATAGGATGTCTCAGCAAGAGATTGACTTGACGCTACATCCGGCGGTCAGGTTCTGGGCTGAACAGGACAAGCAAGGAGAGAAACCCGAATGGCTGACATCTTTACAATCACAGTTCCCGAACTTGTGATCATCATCACTGAAGACCAAAAGATGGACTTCGCAGGGTTCATCAGATGGACTCTTGCTACTCATGCATCTTACAACCATGACGCCGCGGGCATTCGTGCCGCTGTTCGTCTCGAACGGAAGTTCGAATACATTATCGGGACAGAACCTACGAAGAGTTTCGATCTCGATGCCGAAGATCTGCAACGGCTCCGAGTCGCCGTTGAGAACCCGCTAGGCGGATATCCAATTCGCCCTGCTCACAAGATGCTTCCATTCGTGGAAGCAGTCGTAGACGCAAAACAGAAAGAGTGACATGGCAAACCAATTGATCGCAGAAGCAGTCAACGCACTACTTCCAATCGTCGTGACCGTGCTGAGTCTTGGAGTTGCCTGGCTTGGCAAAACACTCAATGCGTGGCTCAGCGCCAAGGTGAAGCACGAACGGCTCCAGCTCGTGCTTCGTCGAATGGGCGAAGTCGTATTCACGGTTGTTCTCGAGTTGCAGCAAACCGAAGTCGCTGTGCTCAAGTCCACGCTGGAAAATGGGAGTCCAGGTGGTCGTAAGATTACGAAGGAAGAAGGGCAGCTTCTTCTTGAGACTGCCTTGCGCAAGGTTCGAACATACCTTGGTGCAGATGGTCTCAAGCTTTTGACCTACGTTCTTGGCATCACTGACGAGAAGAACTTGAACGACTTCTTGGTGAGCCGAATTGAAGCTACTATTCACAACATGAAGACATAGACCTCGACGGAGCTCGTTGAGTTCGTCAAACTACAATCAACAACTAGGAGAGAACGATGATCAATCAGAAGACGCTTCTTTTCGTCGCCTTGTTTGGACTTGCCTTGCAGGGCTGTTCCCTCGAAGCTGCGCGACAATCTCGAATCAACTCCGCACTGAAGGCCAGCGCTTCGGGAGCCCCTGTTGCTGCTCGTCCGGCGGCTGAGTGCAAGGCCCTCGACAACGTGCACGTCTACACGATGTATGGGGCCGAAGTGTCTCTTGGAGTCGGTACCGCGGCAGGTGTGCTTGCTGCAGCTGATACGAGCACGAAGGTCGAAAACGCTGCCATCGGAACTGGCATTGGCGCGGCCGCTGTCGCCGCTGGACTTGCCTATTGGTCGCAGAAATCCGGGGCAGTCTGGACGGAGCGGTGCGGGCAATGAGCAATCTACAAATGCCATCAATCGGCAGAATCGTCCTCTACACGTACGCTTCGCACGACCTGGACGAATCTCATCAGCACCTAGTCGGTGAGTCACGCGCGGCGATAGTTGTCCGCGACTTCTCGCAGGGGCATCCTTCTCAGCAGGATCCGACGATCCCTTGCTACAATCTGCATGTCTTCGCCGACGGAGCGAACGACGGCCCGCGGCACGCAGGTGGAAGCTACCGGGCAGGCTCGCGACAACTCTCTGCCGAACCAACACCAGGAAAATTCCACTGGCCACCGAGGGTTTCATGACCTGGCGTGACCGATTCGCTTTGCTCATCGTTGGGGCCCTCTCGGTCTGTACCGTGGGGGCCCAAGGGTGCGGTCCCGAGCCGATCCCCAATTATCCCCTGGCCTTTGGCGGCTCAACGGGCGCTGGCGGCGCTCCGGCGACAGGAGGGGGAGGCGCAGCCCCGACGCGTTGCGAGCTGTCCTGTGCCAACCTGGCCATTCTTGGGTGCCCCGAGGACCAGACCACGTGCGCGCGCCAATGCGTGCTTCACATGAGCGACGGTCGGTTCTCGCAGAACCTCGACTGTCGCATCAACGCTCGAACCATCGCCGAGGCGCAAGCGTGCGGCCCCGCGAGCTGTAGGGAGTAGCCATGGACTTCGGAAAACTAGGCTGTAACCTCACTCCGCAGAATCGACTGAAGACGGTCCCGTTCGTCACGAACTACCTGACGTTGCCATTGATCTCGGACTCGTGCGACTACGTGAAGCGCATGAACGAGCCGTGGGGCATGCTGGGCAACGATCGCTACGGAGACTGCGTGTTCGCGGCATTCGCCCATCTCTGCCAAGGGATGAGCGCCAATGCGACAGGGAAAGCCCGTCAGTTCACCGACAAGCAGGTGCTCGATTGGTACTCAGCGGTAACAGGGTTCGACCCGGATGATCCAGGCACTGACCAGGGAACGTTTCCGATTGACGCTCTGAACTATCTGTACAGAATTGGCGAGATTGAAGCGTACGGGCGTGTTGATCCCATGAACGATGCTCATGTGGCTGCAGCAATTGAGCTGTTCGGGGGCCTCTATACGGCGTGGTATCTGCCGTCGGCTTGGAGTGGTAAAGAGATCTGGGATGTTGGCCCCAACACCGATGGTCCTTGGCGGCGCGGCAGTGGTGGTGGCCACATGATGAGTCAGCACGGCTACGACGGCGCAACGAATACCCCGACGGTCACGTGGGGCGACGTGGTCACGATCACAGCCAAGGCGCGGCACATCTACTGCGACGAGGCCTACGTCCTCGTGACCAAGGATTGGCTCGATGCGAAGGGGTCAACGCTCCAAGGCTTCGACCTCGACGGACTCAAAGCTCGGCTCACTCTCGTTGGCTAAACTTGTAGTGCTTGGTGACGGCTCCTGCCATGTCGTGCCAAACTTTGAAGAAGGCATGCTCATATCGTTGACAACGTAGCTTTGACGCATCTACAACGAAACCGTAAGACCCCGATGAACCTCAGCTTTTCGTCGGGGTCTTCTTCTAGGAGCTTGGACATGGAACTAGGAACAGTCATCAGTGCGGGCGCTTCGTTGTTCAGCTTCTTGGTAGTCGTGCTGATTGTCCCATTGGTCAAATACGTCGTTTCAACTAAGGACAAGCAGATCGATGAACTGAAATGCCTAGTCGAGCACGACAGGCAAACTCGATGTGAAGACGACGAGAGAGTGCGGCGCCTCGAAATGCAGGTTGCTCGCTACGGCATCGAACTTGAATTGACGAAAGGAATCCATAACAAGCTCGAGAGCATTTCAGATCGTGTCGAAGCTATTGCTCGAGAAATGAGCAGTGTGCAGACATCGGTCTCTTTTTTAGCTCGTGGACGCATAGTGAGCGTCCCTAGACCAAAGCAAGATTCCATCAAGGAAGGATAGTGCCATGACGCTAGATCATCGAACAATTAGATCGCAGGTGTTCGAGGGCTTCAAGCGCAAGTTCGGACGCGAGGCTACATTGCAAGAGGCTCAGTTTCTTCATGCTGTCGGTATGCTCGAGACCACGTGCGGCACGGGCTGGAAAGGTATCGGAGTCGGCTCATTCAACATGGGTGCCATTACCGCGGGTTCAGCGTGGACAGGGGCGACGTTCGAATACCGTGACAGCTACCCCGACGCGAATGGCGTCGATCATTGGTACGTGACCAAGTTCCGCAAGTACGCTTCGGCCATTGAAGGTTGGGAAGATCTTGCAAACATCATGTACGAGGACCGCCCAACTGTGCTCAAGGCTGCAACCGCTGGGGATGCCTACGGCGTCAGCGCAGCTCTCTTCGCAACCAAGTACTACGCGGGCAGGGGCAAGACAGCCAAGGAACGCATCGCAGGGCATCACACAGCCCTCACGCGCAACCTAACAACTCTTTGCCGCGCGCTGGATGAAGCCATGCCTTCCGGCGAAGAACTGTCGCAAAGGACCATTCGCCGCGGCGATACGGGCGAAGACGTCAAGGTGGTCCAGCGCTGGCTTAGGTTGGTCGTAGACGGCATCTTTGGCCCGGTGCTGGACCAGGCCGTGCGAGGGTTCCAAACCGAGGCAGGGCTTGACCCAGACGGCATTATTGGAGATCAAACTTGGGACGCCCTCGAAGCCAAGTTCGATGCCAAGGAACCTGATGTGGATTCGGCTCTTGCCGAGCTCACTGGCAGGGCCATCGAGCTGCAAACCAGGCTGGGGGAATTCGTCTCGGCTTCCCAAAAGGTCAAAAGCGAGTAGCTTTACCAAAGCTGCCGGGTGCAATTGTGCAAACGACCCATCTCTACCCGTTTGCTCTGCATCCGGTAGCCCTACCAAAACCGCTCACCGGGGAGAGGTTTGCTGTGGTTGTTCGATGCCACACAACCAGGCCCCAATGAGTCGCTCACCGGTGAGCGGAATTGGATTCCTTTTAGGGCCCGAGTTCGATACCCCCTATTCGATCCAAAACACCCAAAGTGCCGGCTCGAAATAGAGCCAAAAACGGCTGAAGTACGAATAAACGACATGCGGAGGTTTCACTTTTTAGCCCGGCCTGTCCACATTGAAGGGGGGTAGGGGGGGTTGGACGAGAGACATTACAATCCAGCGGATGAGAGAAACAACCAATTCAGTTTCTTCACTCTTCGCTCTGTCCGAAGGACAACTTGATGAGTTGAAGGTTTTTAGGTTGATCAATTGGTGTTAGTAGCGCGCGAGAGATTGAAACTTGCTGACGATGGATTCGAACCCAAAAACATCAACCTCTCCCCGGAGAGCGATTTGTACCCAAGACAGCAAAGGGTGATAGACTCACTTCGAGGCTTCGGCCTCTCCTTGCTGTTCCAAACTGACCCCCCTCCGCTGGCCCCGAAAGGAATGTAGCAGAGGGGGGTCACCTATTTCTTGGGTAAGGTTCGGCTTTTGGTACTCGATATCCACACTTCAAGGGAAAGCACTAATGGTCAGCGTACTTGTCGACAACCGGCTTCGAATGCAGGAGGACAGCCTACCTGAGGGACTAGGTATGTTTCTCCGCGGGGAGTTCGAGCATTCGAACCCAAGCTACTTCCGGCAACGGGCCCGGGTAGTAGCTTGGGGGCGCAAGCGTGGCAGAAGCATTGACCCGAAGACAATCAAGGTCCGCGGTGAGCCAGAGACCATCAAGTCTTGGCAGGTGCAAGAGGGGGAGCTTTCTTTCCCTCGCGGAGGCACCACAATCGTCCGTAAAGCGTTCGAGCGGTTCGGGCTGGGGGAACCGGCTTGGGACGACCGAAGGCTCGCTGGAAGCCGTTCTAAGGGCATGCGGCTGGCAGGCTACGAACACTGTGTAGATCTCTGGGAACATCAGATTCAGATTGTGGATGCTGCCATGGAACGAGAGAACTGTCTCGTACGGGCAGAGACAGGTTCGGGCAAGACCAGTGCGGCCATTGCCCTAGCCATCAAGGTTGGGCTGCCCACCATCATCATCGTGTGGTCGGCAAACCTGTTCGACCAGTGGATGGAGCGGCTCACCATAGAACTCGGGATTGACCCTGGTGAGATTGGCCAGATTCGAGGTAGCAAGCGTACGCTTGGCCCCATCACGATGGCGATGCAGCAGACGCTCTATGCCAATCCAACGTTTACGGCGAAGATCGCTCCTCAGTTTGGGTGCGTCATGGCGGACGAGGTTCAGCGCTTCGCGGCCCGTACGTTCAATGACGTGATTGACAAGTTCCCTGCTCGGTACCGTATTGGGTTCAGTGCGGACGAGCACCGCAAGGACAAGAAAGAGTTCCTCATCTATGACGCATTCGGCGCCGTCGCCGTCGACATTGGGAGAGAAGAAGTGGTGAAGCGCAAGTTGGTTCTCGACGTTGAAGTTCGTGTGATCCCAACCGAGTTTCGTGCCGATTGGTATTGCGAGCAGCAACGAAGCGAAAGCCCTGACTTCAATCGGTTGCTCGAAGAGATGGTCAAGGACAAGAACAGAAACCTAACGGCCACCTCCATCGCTCGAACCATGATGGGGCTCGGGCATCAAGTGCTGATGCTGACGCATCGGCGCGAGCACGCTGCATCGTTCGTAAGGGCGGAGATCGAATCAGGAACTCGCGCTGGACTGCTACTTGGTGGGCCAGAGAATGAAGCTGAGTTCGCTTCGACGGTGAAAGCTATTCGTGCTCGAGAGTTGAAGCTTGCAGCGGGAACGTATCAAGCCATCGGGCAAGGGATGGATGTGCCTTCAGTCTCGAGGGGCATTGCTTGCACGCCCATCGCATCGAACAAGCAATTCTTCGGACAGGTACGTGGCAGGCTTTGCCGCAAGTGTGATGGCAAGAAAGACGCCGTACTCTATTACCTATGGGACAAGAACGTGTTCGGGATTGAACCGATCTTGAACTTGCGTAAGTGGAACCGCGTTGTGATGATCGAGAGCGATGATGGTTGGCTATCGGCCGAAGACTTCATCGTGGAGTGGAACAAGCAAAGGAAGAAGTGATGGAACCTAATCGAAGACGTAGAATGACGAACGCAGTAGAAGCGGCAACGGATGAACCGACCAAACCTTACATCAACGTCAACCAACCTGGAACGATCATCCTTGTTGTTTGGGGTGAGGAGACGTTCAGCCCGGTCCAGTACAACTCGTTTCGAATCGGTGGCCATTCGGTGACGGTAGTGGTTCAAGAAGGCGAGTCCGCGCTGGATGCGTGGAAGCGTGGTTGGGCATTGCTTGAACAGGCTGCTGAGATTCAGTTTGCGGACAAGCTCAGTGGGTTCAAAGCTCGTATTGATCGAACGAAGCAGAGGTAACAATGGCGCGTGTTCCAAAGAGCGATGCAGACGCCGCTGTTATCAAAGCCAAGACTGCTGTCGTGCTCAAGGGACGCGAAGCCCTTGGAGCACTTTCGAAGAAGCGCACGAAGAAGACCAAGTGTACTCGAGGTATTTCAAAACTGAAGGCTGAGCAATTCGTGCTTCAGATTGATGAGTTGATAGAAGCGGGAACCCTTGATGGCGATGAGCTTTCACCATCGTTGTTCGTTGCGTTGTTCTGTTGGATGCATGAAGCGATCTACGATGTTCCATGTGTCGATGAGGTTGCACCAGAATGGAACGTTGCAGCGAGCAGGCTTTCGTTGATGCTCGAAGAGGACTTCGAACAAGACAAAGCCGAGTTTCTTTCGTACGTGCAATGGGCTGCCAAAGATGAAGAACGTATCGAGCTTTGGCGTAGAAGCAATCGTCAACAAGGTAAGCGCCTCAAGTGGCGTGATTGGTTCATGCTGAAGTCGAAGTTGTCAGACTACAGGCTGTTCAAGATTCGAACGCAAGGGATTGACTGATGAGCAAAGAGCAGAGCAACGCGGCAGACAGTTTCAAGATTCCGCATGATGTTCTGAACGAACAGGTGATCTTAGCTTCGGCTATTGTCGATCCTAAAGCTCGATCTGAACTTGCTTCAAGGGTAAGGGCGGAGCACTTTCAAGACACAGACCATGCGCTCGCTTGGGCTTCGATCTTGCGTGCTACCGCCCAAGGCTTTGACCCATCACCGACGGCACTCGTTCAGCTGTCGGGGGGCAAGCTCGACAAGAAGTATCTCGAGGATGTAGTTGCAGCGAACCCCAAGGTGCCGAAGGACTTGCGGTTCCACATCGATTCGCTCCAGTGGGACATGACCCGGGCCAAGGCCGTCCAGGGCCCGGTGAGTGAATTGCTTAGGGCATTGCAGGACCCTGGCATGAGCCAGGAACGCGTTCGTGCTCTTGCCCGGCAGATACCCGTCTCGTTTCAAGGAAGCTCTACACGGACCCATCTACGTGACGGCGCGAAGCTAGTTGCTGACCATCGTGTCGTGCTCAAGCAACGAATGGCAGGGATTGGGCTCTACCCAACGGGCATCGAAGGACTTGACTTCTACCCACCGAACAGCCTTGACGACAACGGCAACGACGTCAGCGGTCAACCGTTGCTCGTACCCGGGCTGGAACCAGGCAAGGTCACAACGGTAACGGCCATCTCTGGCGGTGGAAAGAGCACGATAGTTGCTTTGCTCGCGTTGAAGCAAGCACGGCTCTATGCTGAAGCGGGTCATGGTCGAGTGCTCTATGGAGCCTGGGAGATGCCACCAGCAGATGTGCTCGAGTTGATGGCTTGTATCAGCACGGGCATTCAGCGAAGTCGTGTGAAGACTGGGCAGATCACGGACGCTGAATGGAAGTTGCTTTGCAACACGATGGACGCGATTGCTCAATACATCAAGTTCGTCGATATGCCGTTCCACAAGGAGCGCGGCGTCAGGCACACTCACGACGAAGTGCTCGACGTGCTTCACGGTTACATCGCGGACAGTGGGGCAAGTCTTGCAATCTTCGATCTGTGGCGACGTGCCTTCAGGCGCATGAAGGACGAGAGCGATGAGCAGGAAGCACTCTATCGGCAGCAAGCCATCGCCGAAGAGACGAACTGCCATTGCCTGCTCGTTCAGCAACAGAGGTTGAAGGACATCGAAACGCGGCAGAACCCAATCCCAACGCGTGAAGGTGTAAAGGGTTCGAGTGCATGGGTTGACGTGAGCGACACAATGATTGGTGTCTACTTGCCGGGACTCATGAAGCGGGTGAGCCGTAACGTGATCCAGTTGCTTGTGCTCAAGCAACGATATGGTCGTTGGCCGTTGACGCTCGAATACCAATGGGACGGTGACATCGTTCATCTCCATAGTGCTCAGCTCGTGTGGGACGTTGCCATTGGTGACGAAGGCAAGGTTCAAAGCGGGCATAGCGGATACAATGGAAAGAAGAAGAAAGATTTGGCGAAGGCTGTAAACGTTGTTCCAGCGCAGAAGCTTCAAGCGCCGAAGGGTGGAAAGAAGAAGGCAACGTGAGCACGGCGTCGATTGCTCGTCAGAGTGCTGATGTGCCACGGTTGCTTGATGCGTTGGGAATCAAGTACCGTTCGCACGGTCATGAGCTTTGGGCACCATGTCCGCATCCTGACCACAAGGAGACGCGCCCGAGTTGGAGCATCGGGAACAACCCACAGAACCAGAGTAACGGTTCGCACTATTGCTTTGGATGCAACTTCAACGGTGGACCTGTAGATCTTGTGATGGCCGTTCGAGGGCTCAGCATGGGGGGCTCGCGCCAATGGATTACCGATCACGGTCTTTGGTTGAAGGGGTCGTTGCCTTTGGCAGTGACGTTCGAGATCACGAAGTTGTTGACGAACAAGCTTCGAATCCCAAGCAAGCTCTTGAGTGGAAGGCTCGATGCATGGGTGACACCGGTTCGAAAGTACGCCTTGAAGCGTGGGCTCACCGACGCGCAATGCTTTCGATGGGACATTTGCTACGCGATTGACGGCGCAATGGGGGGCCGCATTGTGTTCCCAGTCAAGGACGAGAACGAAGAATGGCTCGGGTGGCACGCGAGAACTTTCTGCAACCAGGACAAGCGCTACAAGAACGCCAGCGAAGCAGACGGTTTTGACCCCGGGGCAATCTTTGGGATGCGACATTGGCCCCCACCTGGTTCACGCACGGGCCTTTCCCTGGTGCTTACCGAGGGCGCGCTGGATGCGCTAGCGTGCGAACGGGCAGGTGCTAGGTTTCTTGCGGCCGTTGGAGGCAGTGAGCCACATGCAAGACAACTTCTGAAACTTCAACAGTGGGAAAGAATACTCGTTGCAACAGATGGAGATGATGCGGGGGATAGGTTGTTCAGGACAATCAAGTACGCCCTTGGCTCGAGAGTGAATGTTCGAAGGGTTGAGATTCCACGAGACGCCGACGCAGCTGAGTTGACCAAAGACGAGTTGAGATCATTGATATGGCGAGCCGAAAGCTTAGGAAAACGGAGGCTGATTCGCATAAGCGTCAACGCCCAAAGGTGAACGACGACGATCATAAGTTGAAGCTCGCGCTGATATTGAAGCGGGATTTGATTGAGACACGTGGAGAAATATCGAGGGCTGCGCATCGAACGGCGATCTCAAGAAGACTCGCGTACTACATGATCACACGATGGGGTCTTTGGTCGGTTGTGAACAAGGTTAGAAGGCAACGTGTTGAGCATCTAGTGGTTGAAGGCAAAGATCTTTTGCAGCGAACCAAACTGTCGATGAGAGGTTGAGAATGGCAAACGAAATTGAAATTGGAACAATGATCAGAGACAACGCCGAAGAGGCAATGGCCAGGCTTGTGCGCTTGCTTCGAAAGCATGGTGGTAACACCGTGCACTCGGCTGAGGAAGTAGGGGTTCACCATGCCACCCTGAAACGGTGGATCGTGAACTTGGAGAAGGCAGGGCAACCCATCCGCCAAGCGTTGGAGGAGATTCGGGTAGCGGCCGCCCAGAAGATGGCCAAGTCCAAGGTTGTGAGAGCGCGCAAGTCGGCGTGATTCTGCCTTGTTAGCGAATTCTAGATCTCTGCTGAGGAATTCGTTGGCGCGCTAGCGCACGGTCTATCAAGGTTGATCTGTCGACGGGAACAACTCGCGGCAAAGAAAGGTAGATTCCAACAATGACCAGCCTATCCACCACTAGCGCCAACGCAACGACCACTGAGACCACCGAGAAGCCTGCCAAGCCTGCCAAGCCTGCCAAGCCAAAGATCGACAAGAAGCTTGCAACGGCCGCGCTCAGCAACCTGACTCGGGCCAAGCGAGCACTCGAGGGCAAGACAGTCACCAAAAAGACTCAGAAGCTAGAAGCGGTTCTAGCCCACCGTGAAGAGGAGAAGCAAGCTGCCCTAGTGCTGCTCTCAACAGGCTCAACGAAGAAGTGGTCGGCACGGTTTGCCCTGGTTCGAGCCGTCACCGCTATGAAGATGGGTGCCAACGCAGAAGAGTTGCAGGGTTGCAAAGCCCTGATGACCGTGGTCGATTGGACCGCGCTGGAGCAACCGGTTCGTGACTACGCGGTAGCCGTCAAGGCTGATGCGGAAAAGATCGTGGGCATCCTCTGTAAACCTAAGGCCGTGAGCAACCCGATTGCCGAGCCTGCCAAGGTTGCAACGCCTGCTCCCGTCCCTGCCCCGGTTGCCCCCGCCCCTGCTCCCAAGGTTGAGTCTGTCAAACCACCACCTCCTGTTCGCCCGGCAAAGCCTGTCATGCCGGCAGTCAAGCCGATTGCTGCCAAGCCAGCGACGACTGTGGCCAAGGCCCCTGCAAAGCCTGTTAGTCGCGCTTCCTAACGCTCACCGGGGAGAGGTTCCTCGTAGCCTAGTGATGGGCTACGAGGAATCATGTCTAATCTAAAGGAGACTTCGAGATGAAATACGGCAAAGCTATTCAAATCTTGACTAGAGATCCAAAAGCCAACGTTGAACTAGTCACTCGTGACGCTACCGGCAATTGGTATGTCAGTTTCAAATGTTGTCTCGACAATGGGGTTCTCGTACATTCTCATCCTACGCAAGACCGTGGATCTGTAGTGGCCCCTTTGGATGGTATCTATCGGTAATTCGTATGATAGATTGTCAATTCGATAGACCGAAGCCGGTGCTTCCAGTGTACCGAAAGCACCGAAAGATTGCAGAACTGAGGTTCGACGAGGTTTGGGGAATCGTGTGGTCTCGTGGTTCAAAGCGAGACAGATCTGCAGTTGAAACGAAGTTGGCCGTGCTCAATGCCAACGTTCAAGGACGGCAAGATGATCAATCAGACAATGGCAGGTAAGTTCGATTCGGCGCGCCGAGTAGGCGACGCGTTCTTGGGTGTCGAAGTAAGTTGGAACATGGGTGATCTTGCGACGGACATCGCAATCCCACGAGAGCAATTCGAAGCGCTCTTCACGGCGGTGACCAACCGAAAGGAGTTCTTCAAGGCGATCGTTGCCGAGGATAGCCTAATTGTCGCCGCGAAGCTCGGCTGGAGCTATCAACTGAGAATTGACTCGCGCACGATCTCAGTGAAGCAACTGAGCAAGCCCGACAAGGACACGCCCCTTGCGTTCGGGGTGTTCTACCGGGTCAGCCTTGAAGGCGAGCGCGACAAGTGGGAACTCGGGGCACGGGTTCGAGTTCAAGATGGGCAGGCTGTTGTCTGCCCACCGGCGGATGAAACGGAGTACCCCAACGAATCCGCTCAGAAGTGGGGAGAGGCGATGGCCGAGTACGCGAACACCTGCCAGGTGACAGCGTACAATTACCACGTCAGTCACGCGCTCCTAGACTTGGGCGAAGAGCTTGGGTGGGTGAGTCGACGGGTGAGCGGTGGAGTGTACTTCTTGCCAGGTGATGCAGGCGAGCGCTTCATGGCTGTGCTCGACGGTCTCGAGGCGTTGACGCAAGAGCGGCCCGTGCACTTCGAAGGGTTCTCGATCCCACAATACGCGGACCCTCGAACGTTGCAGACCTGGCAACGGCGCACTGAGCAGACGTTCGAGACGGAGCTTGCTTCGCTCAAGGATAAGCTCGACGACATGGAGAAGCGCGACAACGTGCGTGAGTCGAGCTTCGATACCAAGATCTTCGAATGCGCTGACCTGCTCGCCAAGGCCGATCGATACGCTACCATCCTCGCGGAGAAGCTTGGGCCGTTGAAGACGTCGATCGAGAAGCTGAAGACCAAGTTCGTCGACGCCAAGGCAACGCTTCAGGAGAGCAAGAGCAAAGCGGACGGCGCCTTCAGCGACATCGCAGCGGCCGCCAAGGGCGCCAAGGCTGCTCCCACCGTTGCCAAGACTGCCAAGCCGGCGGGCCTCGTAAAGGTCCGCACCAAAGCCGACCTCATGGCACTATTCGCGATCTAGCGGCCCAACACCCAAGCCCCCAATAGGCTAGCGCCCGACCCCGCGCTGGCCTATTGATGATTTTGGTTGCGCGCTAGCGCACGCCATGCGAGGGTGGATTCGTTGTTTGGCGCCCAATTGGGCAGAGAGATCAATATGGAAGAGATCGGACGAGTCGGTCGAAGGCGTCGCCGCCCGGAGACCAAAGAGGTAAACCCCATCGTCGCCCCTGAAGAAGGGTTCGTCGACGAGACTGCAACGCCAGTCGTTGACAGGTTGAACGGAGCGATGAAGCAACTGAACGGGTTCTTCGCCGAGCGCGAAGGTGCAATCCGTTGCATGATGATCGCGTTGCTGACTGGGATGAACTACCTACTTGTCGGGCCTCGCGGTACCGCCAAGACGGTGCTCAGCAAGGCGATGATGAAGCATGTCGAAGGCTCAAAGCACTTCTCAACGATGCTTGGTAGCTTCTCGACGTTGAACGACCTGATTGGTCGCATCGACTTGGCCGCCCTGCAACGCGGGGAAGAGAAGCGCAAGACCGAGGGGAAGTTGCTCGACTGCGATACCGCGTTCATCGACGAAGCCTTGAAGGGCAGCGATGGAGTTCTGAACAGCCTGCTCGGGTTGCTCAGCGACGAGCGCGACTTTGACGGGGTTCGGGTTGGCCTTTGGAGCGTTGGAAGCGCTACGAACTGGCCTGAGGTGAATCGACGCACTGACCGCATCGCGGCCCTCTACGACCGGTTCCACATCAAGATCCCGGTGAACTCGGTTCAAACCCGGGCAGGTCGAATCCAGGTGCTCAGGGCGAGCCGTGTAGTTGGCTCCTACACCCCTGAAGCCAACACCGTTGTGAGCCTTGATGAGATACGCGACGCAGCGCTGGAAGTATCGAACGTCGTCATCTGCCCGGAGATCGAAGAACTCCTTTGCAGTATCCAAGAGCGTTGCACGAAGGAAGGCATTGACATCAGTGATCGCAAGCTTGGTCAATGGCAACGGGGTATTCAAGCGAATGCATGGTTGGCAGGGCGGACCGAAGTTGTCGTTGAAGACATGGATATCATCGCCGCGATGGCCTGGGATAATGAGAAGGACATCGCGAAGTCAGCGTCGATCATTACTAGTTGCGACATGGAGCTAACTCAGTCGCTCATCAAGCGGGTTGACGAAGCTCGACAGGCGTACGCCAGCATCAAGAAGACGGGCTTGAACGCGAACAACGCGAGCCAGGTGTTGGACAAGATCATCAAGACGGCCGAGAGTGTTTCGGCTGCGATGAAGCGATATAAGCTACGCGAGGCAAGCAAGAACGACGTAGCGCGGGCAGTGAAGGCTCTTCAGCGCGACTTCGAAGAATTGTACTCGAAGTTTCAACCGGCTTTGGAAGGGGAAGGGTGATCTCATGTTCAATCAAGTTTTCAATTGGGATGTTCTGACATTCGATGATGCGATTGCTCGCCACGGAATGCTCCGTGATTGCCTGACGAAGCTCACGAGCACGAACGGTCTGGCAAGGGATAAGGCGAAGCAGATCGCGGCATACCTGCAAGACGCGTGGAACGAATGCGTTGGGGCGGGTTCGCCAGACAGTGCAATCGCGGCCGCGCTTCGGGGCATCGTGCCGCTCGATTACGTTCCGCTCCTTCGGATGCGAAGCGGTATCCCTGCCTCGTACTTGATTGCACGGCTCACCGACGTGCTCATCAATGCCGTGCTCACGAACGTTGACATCGACGACGACATGCTCTTGCGCGGGCTCGTGCTCGAAGCCTTCAAGGCTTTCGAAGAACGCCGCAAGACGGCAGACACATTGGAAGAAGGCTTCGGGTTCGATCGGTCCGATGCTTGGGCGCAGATGCGTCAAGTAGAAGACCGTCAGGGCGAAGTGTCACACCTGATGAAGCAGGTCGCGAACCTTGCCGGGCGCATGTATAAGAGCTTCGAGTACAATGCGATCCCGAGCAAGTGCAAGGACCCGCAAGAAGTCGAAGGTATCGAGACGGGTGGCGAGATCGACCGCATGCTCGACGACGAGAAGGCGAGCATCGGAATCGATCCAGACGTTGCAGTTCGAGTGAGCGAAGACCGTGCCAATCAATTCAAGATGGCGGGCGAGTCCACGAAGAGCCGCGGTCCGCTTGTCGTTGCAGTCGATGAGTCGGGCTCGATGCATGGACATCGTGAGATCTGGGCCAAGGCCTGCTCGGTTGCTCTCATTCGTGTTGCTCTGCAAGAGGGGCGCGCCGTTCGAATGGTTCACTTCTCGACAGTGACGGACGTGCACGACGTTCGTCAGAACGAGCCCGAAGACTTGCGGCTCGTGGCCGAAAGCCATTGCGGTGGAGGCACTGACATCGACGTAGCGATGGAAGTTGCATTGCTTCAGGTTGGTGATCTCGAGAAGGACGGCAAGGAAGGCGCCGACATCGTGTTCATCACGGACGGGCTCGACAGCTATTCGCGACATCACTTCGAGCAGATGACCAAGATGGGCGTTCAGTTGTGGACGGTTGCCATCGACGTCGACATCAAAGCCGTGTCCGAGTCGCAGCGGA